ATGAAGAAAATTGGGGAACGGAAGAAGCCACTCGATTTATTCAACGTGAACAATTCCGTAAACTGGATCAGGCTATTATGCTGATCAATTCTCTGGGTGGTAACAACAATATTCCCGAGTAAGATGGTACGGCTCGTAAAGAAACCCGTTACTAACGGTGGGTATGATGTGAAGTTGGGAAGACGCATTCTTGCAAAGGTGCGACGCACAGACACAGCACAAATCTCATGTAGCATTAACGGCCTTTGCTGGTTCTTTACTACAATGGAAGAATGCGAGGCGCATCTGCAAGACTTCTTTGAGAGCTATTTCCAGTTCTTGGATGATCATGTAATATTTTGCACAATTAAAAATTAGAATAATTATGGCACAAGGAAGAGGAGTGTTGACTCCAGAAGTACAGGAAGTAGCAAAGAATTTGCTGGGTTACGAATTAACGGTGCGAGAACTGCGTCTTATGCCGTATCTCCAGTACACCGTAATGAACGACAAACGTATAAATCCGAACCACATTAATCTGGAAGAACGGGAAATTCTCAGCAAGTGGCGCGATAAAGGTTGGATGTGCGGTGGCGCTGGCAGCGACGTAAACGTGACTAAATGGTTTTGGCTGGCTATGAACGAAATTCTGTTTGTGGCGTATGTAGATATTCTCTAAACTGATCGGGCTATGGTTAATTACTATGGATGTAAAATAAAGTCACTGGAAGACTATAAGGATACGTTCCGTCCACACGTACAGAAAGAGTACACGGATAATTTCATGAAGACTTACATGGTGGATGAACTTATGGAGGACTTGATGGAAACCCGGTGGAAGATGCTACAACAATCCAAATATTTCAATCGTGGCGTTTATTGGGCTGTGTTCATAGGATGGGTGATTGGAATTATGTGTGGAGTAATGCTGAAATAATTTGGCCGTTCTATTTGGAATACCTATATTTGTTCCTGGAATGTAACATTAATCAATAGAAAAGACTATGGATGCAATTAAATTCACCATCAAAGAGGCAGCGCAACAAAAGGCGTTAGACCTGAGCAAAGAACACAAATCAATCTTCTATGTGATTTACTGCCATAAGACAGAAGCATGGTATGTAGATGACAACCCTTTTATCCGTCTGTTTGAGGAATTGGTTGTAACCTATGAAAACGGAAAGGAGATTACCGAATGAAACTACTGGAACGTATACAGACAGCATGGAAAGTGCTGTGGAATAAAGGCTGGTACGACCAGCAGCTCAAAGCAGCAGGGAACCGGGCTATAGATAAATACTGTCAAGAAACATGGACGGGAGTGCTTACGAAATTGCATTGGTTTGCACGTCAGAATGTTTGGGACCGAGAGGCTAAAGGGTTTATCTGTAGAAATAATTTGGGGCAGAACTTCATGACTGTGGAATTGATGAACACTTTCCAAGTTGGAGATCTCCATGTGAGCTCAATTAGACCATTGTCCTATTCTAAGAAACCCTACGAAGGACACGAGGTGTATACGATGACCCATTTCCAGAAGGGGATGCCGTATATGGAAGAGAGGTTGAAACATGACCTTACGAGGCATCTGGCTGAACGGTTAATTGAGGAGGATGTGGTGGAATGGGAAGTACATGAAGACACCAGCCATAAATCCTCTCTTGTGTTGAAGGCGAAAGTAAACCTCTATAAAGCTAAATAAGATGGGTGCATTAAGAGATGGAGCGGAAAAGATTACAGTATCGGTGAGATATTGTAGCGGATACACCATAGCCCAGATGCAAAAAGAATGGGATTGGGTGAAAAATATGTCCAGCTATGGGATACAGATATTCCTCTTAGAAGCTATGCGGATGGGGTACGTGAAGGAGAAATTGGGAAAGGAAGACCCAGACCAATTCACCTACCATATCACTCCAAAAGGGCGTAACGCAGTAGACCGAGAAAAGTTACACGTATTGCATGATTAAATTATGACGACAGACCAAATTGACACTCTAACGATTTCCATGATGGACAAAGCTGGTAACGGTTATATGTGTGCCGTTGACCCTGCATTCTTTGCGGTGGTGATTGGAATTCTTGGGCCAGAACATAAATTTGTAAAGGTGCCGGGAGTAGAAAAGATGAAGATTGAGCATATAATCCAATTACAGGAAGGAGATACAGAGGCAAAATAAGAGTTTAGATGGTGGCTGGATGAGTACCATTGATAAACTAACTAACGGAGAAAATCAACCAAATAAAGAGAGAAAAGTTATGAGTTTAGAACCTTCAAAAGTGTATTCGGACGGTGGTACGTGCGTCTACTTCGTACTGAGTGTCCTTAACGGAATTGTATATTCCATTTGTTACAGCCGTAAAACGAAGAAATATAGTGTAGGGTTCAATCCTACTACGTTCTTCACAGAGGACTATAAGGAAGTTCCCACGGAAGAACACCTGTTCCAAAGTTTGCAGGTAAACCGGGATGGAGCCCTTTACGACGTTATGGCGAAATAACGTGTGTGATGGGATATATGTTTGTGCTCCTAACATGGGAAGAGCGTTACATAATCCGTAGATGCAGTGACGATGAACATGATCTAAAGCCGATGCTCCGTGCAGGGTGGCGAGAAGTTCATCGCTACGTTTCTTTAGAACAACTATGGAATTTTATTGACGAACGAGGTATTGTGGTAGGATAGTAAAGATGACGAAAGGTAAACTTCCATATAAATATGTGTGTGCAGCCTGTGGAAAACGGACGAAACAAACCACGTATTACGACCCACTGACGGACGAATGGGTGTGCCGAAAGTGTTATAATGCAAGGTATGCGATAAAAAGTTTGAAGAAAAGTTCTGAAAAATTTGGTAATTCCAATTAATATACCAATCTTTGTATCGGAAAAGTAATACAAAACTAACTTAAAAATCACAAAGCCATGAAAAAGAATGATTTCTTCTACAACAACAATCTCGTAAACAGCAACCTTTCAGAGCTTCATAAGGGTATGATCTATACAGAATGCCTCAAGAACAAAAGCAAAGAGGAATTATTTGCCCTCGGTAAGAAGATTGTAGAAGAGTTTGCAGACGTCAATAATCTTCTTATGCCACGCATCAATAAGATCGGTTTTAACTACAGATTTCCAGACAATCGTGGCTGCTACCACCTAGGAGAGATAGAAATTTGTATGGATAATTGTTCTGACCCTGTAAAGGGAGAACCTGTACGACGGTGGACATACCCATGTTATAAGGCAGACGTCACAGCGTTGGGAGTACTGGCCCATGAATTCGGACACCATGTTGCATTCAAAAAGAATCTACGTGTACCACAAATTGGAAGCGTGTCTGGCTATGAGCCTAATCATCACGAAGTTAGCGCGGAGAGTTTACGGCTATTCATTCTAAATCCTGACTTATTACGTGTTATTGCCCCGGTGAGATACCGATATTTAATGGGTCATTTGAAGCCAGTAGTGACACAGCCGTGGAGAGAAGTATTGCAGGGTGCCGGGAACCGTTATTTTGAGGTGATAGAAAAATTTGAGAAAAAACTTGAAAAAAGATTTGGCGGTTCCAAATATTAAACATACTTTTGTAGTGTTGAAATCAAGCTGATAGGCCGAGGAAGGAAGAAACTTAATGTAGATATATTACCACAAGATCAGGGTGAAAGAAGCCTTCCTATGTGTGAATATTTAAAACTGATTCATGAAGACCTTGCAGTTATTGAAGAACACCTACCGAAAGGATTCCACAAAGAACATATAAAATGTGTGATTAAGTGTACTGTAAAATGGCTTTATCCAGAATTTGATGGTACAATGTTTCATAAAACTAACTTAAAAAGAGTAAGAAAATGATCAAATTTCAATTGGAACGCATCTTGCGACAGAAAGCAGAAGCAGCGGAACGCAAACACAAACGCGACACAATGCCGTATATCCAAGTAGTTGAATATAATCCTGTAAAAGGAACAACCCGCCGAGAAATTAAGCATTATTTCAATAAATAAAAGTTCTGTACAGGAAGAGACCTACGTGGCTTTGAACTGGTGTATAGTTTATATAAAGGGCAATCCATCCCACATGGGGAAACAATTGCGGTTGTTGGCACAGTACAGAATTTTATTTTGATCCATGGTGTAACGGTAACACGACAGATTTTGGTTCTGTAATTTGAGGTTCGAATCCTTGTGGGTCAACAAAGAAACTGCATAATCCAAGATATGATGTAGTCGTACGGTAAATCATTGAGGAGATAAAGCCCGTGGAAGAGTAGCTTGCTAAATTGTTTTGATTCCACATTTTCCATAATTTATGGTTATTACTTTAGCCCACCTGAACGGTTAGTAGGGTGCAAGTGAAGAGCGGTGCGAGTCCGCGAGTGAACAGGTTCGATCCCTCCCCTCTCCACAAAGTAACTTTAAACAGTAACATTATGAAATATCCGAAAATTAATACACTGTTCAAGCGTGACGAAAAGAACCATATTATTCTTGATGCGTTCACGACCCCCGAGTTTGAATATCTTAAGAATAACGAATGGGAATGCACCGAGAAAATTGACGGAACCAATATCCGTATTGAATTGGAACCTGATGGGATAGGTGGATTTGTCCTCAATTACAAAGGCCGTACAGACGAGGCTCAGATTCCTAAACACCTGTACAAAAAACTCCAGGAACTGTTCCCTATTGAAAAGATGATTTCTATTTTTGTTGACCAAGAGAAGGAACCTGTACCCGTTACAGTATTTGGAGAGGGATACGGTGTAAAAATCCAGAAAGGAGGAAATTATATATCGGACGATGTAAATTTCATCTTATTTGACGTTCGTTTTGGAAAATGGTGGTTTGATAGGGAGTCTTTGGAAAATATTGCTCAAGCACTTAAAATCGATATTGTTCCTTTCATCGGCCGTATGACTATCCCTGATGCGATTGAATACGTTAAGAAAGGGTTCAAATCCACTATTGCAGAGAATAAAGACTACGATGCCGAGGGGTTGGTTCTTAAGACTCCTACTGGCTTACTGGCCCGTAACGGTGAACGTCTAATCACCAAGATTAAAACCAAAGATTTCCGGCAATTAGGTTTATAATATAGGAGCCGGGATGGTGGAATTGGTAGACACACAGGACTTTGTTTAGACATACATTATGTATGAAGATTACAAAATATTTGGACCCTATTCTCGTAAGGATGGAAGGAAGCATGTTATTGTTGTTAAAGGTAATTTTAAAAAGACGATTAGCTATCCAAAATTCTTGGTAGAATGTTATCTGAATAAAGAACTATCTAAGGAAGAAACGATTGATCATATAGATGGGGATTTTAATAACAATGATTTTAGTAATTTAAGAATTGTTAATAGAAGCCAGCATTCAAAAGATGATTCGATTAAATTGATCCCATTAGAAACAAAATGCCCGATTTGTGGGAAGAAGGTGTTGATTAATTCAACTAATTCTTACAATAGAGGAAAGGTGACTGGATTTTGTTCTAAGAAATGTAGTGGGGTTTATGGGAAGATGGTTCAAATGGGTTACATTAAACCGATTAATCAAGAATTAGATTTCAAATACCAAAAATCAAAATTGAGTGCATTATCAGAAATGGTAACTGTAGAAGACCTTAAATTCGGTGAAGGCTTAACGAATAAAGTCGATGCTAATACCGAGCCAAGCCCAGAAATGGGAAGGTGTAGAGACTAAACAGGGTCAACCTAAACTCTTATTAGAGCATGGTTAAGATATAGTCCAGACCACAAACAGAAAAATATTCTGGTGTTGAAAAACATAGTGGTATGAAAATCCTGTGGACAGTAATGTCCGTACGAGTTCGAGCCTCGTTCCCGGCACTTTTTACCATAAAAATTTGGTTGTTCTAATTATTATTGATACTTTTGTTTCTGTAAGCGTTATGATTGACCCCATTGATCACCCGATTGATCTTTGCTACGGAATCAACGCTTGCAATATGAAGGAGAATGTGGGATATCCAAAAAGACGAAGGCCCACAACGGGATCATCCCCCGTGCCAACAAAACGAACATTGAGAGTCGTTTCCCTTGAGGCACCTACACGGCTGTAAAGTCTGCAGAAATTTACTGTCGTGGGATCATGAAGGGATAGTAAACGGGGAAGGGGGAAAAGAAACCCGTTGAAAGGGGATTAGGTGCGTAACTAATCAACTACGAAACTAAGAAGAGGATGGTTCTTCTTTTTAATTATCAAGGGTGTTTGGGGAGTCAGGCCACCCCGCCACGTTTGGGACGTGGAGAACTCGCGAGTTCGAATCTCGCACACCCTACTAATTAATTTAGAATTAAATCAGAAAAATTATGGGGGCTTCAAAGGTAGCACAATGGAAGATTGATCAGATCGCTAATACTCTTGCTAATAAGAGTTATAACGAACGTATCGAAGCAGTCGTAGAATGCGGTAAAAAGATCGTAGAAGATTTTTATCGTAAACAAATACCAGAAGAAATCCTTGTGATATGGGAGAAATACAAAGATAAAGGTGTTTTCAATGAACGATCCGGATGGTCTTTGTATTACCATAATAGTAAAGGGAATATAGATTACAGTTGGCAATACAATTTATCTCTCCCCATATATCCTTCTACCAGCCTCAAGGAAGATAAAGAAGTGTTGGAACGTATTTGTGTTTACGGGGATCAGTACCAAATCCTCAAAAAAGAAAAAGAGGTGTTCCGTAAGAAATTGATCTGTACGTTGGAGACCCTGAAAACCCATGCCAAAATTCGTGACAATTTCCCGGAAGCGTTTGTACTCCTTCAAGAAATTGAAGCCGATGAACAGGATGAACGGCTGGAAATGCAAAACAAACAGAAAGAAAATCTGTGTGATTCCGTTGAAAATTTACGGGCACAATTAAATCACAATATTCAAAATGAGCCAAAATAAAATCAAAATTAAAGATAAAGAGTACCCGGTTGCAGTCATAGATAACATTCCGCACATTAACGGAATGCCAGTCAAAGAATTCTTAAATACTTTGCAGCCGGATGAGCTCATGGAACTTTCCCTAAACGGTGGAGAAGCCATTGTTGAAGTGGAAGTAGAAGACCCGGTTGTAAATTAGAATACGATGCGTGACTATTTGGAAATAATCTATTACATTCTGGCATTCGCATTCTTTGTGTACGTTTCTGTCTATACGAATTTGTGGAAGAAATTACACGATGTATGGAAAGCGATCAAAAGAATTTTAGGATGTAATGACGATGATTTTCATGGCGGGATTCCCGCTTGTTAAATACGAGGTTTTTACTATTCCATACACTTAGAGAAACCTGTTTAAAGACTCTGGGGCGGTTCTGGAGTCTTTTAACCATTTTGAACGGAGTATGAAAAAGTACGGGAAATTAGTTTGGTTGTCACCTAACGGTCAAGAAGTAACTCTAAAAGAGAACATGGAGTTTTTCGTCCTTAATGCGGAGAAACAGCGACTCATCAAGCAGCAACCACAAACGTATAACAAAACTAATTTAAAGCTAAAATATCAGTAGATATGGATCGTAACGGATGTGTCATTGGAATAGACGAAGTCTTTTTGCGTGTCAATAAATTGTGGGGGGTAGTGCAGAAAAGAATAAAAGAGTACCCGTTCCCAGAACAGCCGGATGGATTTTTAACTGAATTCCAGCGATTCACATGGTCTGATACCCCAGAAGGATATGAATATTGGGACGAGGTGCATACTCGGTTTAAAGCATACCGAGAATTACATTGGAATATGCAGCCTTTTGAACGGTTCCTACGTTGCAATAATCTTTACAATAAGTTTATGATCAACGCTTTTGGGAAGATTAACGATCAGACCAAAGGATTCTTCAACACCTACCTAATTAGTGTTTATTGGAGATTATATATGGGGATTGCATTTGACTGGCAGAATAGCCCGGAAGGTCTGGAATTCTGGGAGAAATGGGATCGCAAATGGCAGACTCTTGTTCAGAATTATAGTGAGGAACAAGGTAAGTCCAAGAAAAATTGAGTATATTACCGAATAAAGATTTTAGGGATTGATGATGGAGAAACTGTTACGACGTGCTGCAACTGATAACGCAGTAGACGAATTGGTTGACCAACTGGTGGAGAACATGCGGTACACCGATCAAAGTGTTGTGTATCCAAATACGGATAACTGTAAACCTGACGACGGTGTAAGTCCTGATCTCTTTACAGAGGCTTATATCGGTCTTGGTAAAGATAGCGAGCGTACAGCTATCAACCAGTATATGACACAGGCCCAAATGTTCCCTACTGTGGCTCAGACTTTAATGGGAATCGGTATTACTGAAATGAAACATATGGACCACCTCGGTGATCTGATTGTTACGCTGGGCGGAAAAGTTGATCGCAATTGGAATAATAGCAAAGTCGTATATGGAAAAGACGCTGCTACTGCTTTGCATGAGGCTATCGTTAGCGAGATGGCAGCTATTTACAGTTACGAACAACTGATCAAGAAACTTGAAATCATCAAGACCCCTACTGGAGAAATCTGTACGCAACTTATTGGAAAATTGTTAGCCGATGAACGTTATCATTTAACGCTCTTGATCGGGGAACAAAATAAATTGAATAATAACGAAAATTGACAATTATGTGGAACGCGATTCTTTTTGTGATCTGTATGATCTTCTTTGGGTTTAACCTTTACCCCGCTTGCGAATGCCTTTTCAGTGGAGACATTGTGCCGGGTGTGATTGGTCTGGTTTGTACCTTACTTGCTGTTCTGTTGCTGTTCGGTAAGATTCATCCGGACGTTACGGGGCAGAAGAAATAAATAAACACAACTTCTTCTATGATCTTTTTAGGCCGACAGGGTAAGAATTTTTAATTTTTACCCTGTTTTTATTTGGTAATTCTATTTGGATTGTTTACATTTGTTCCGTAAACTAAAATCCAATGAGTTATGAGTAAGTTTGAAATCCTACTGGATCGCATTATTTATTTCAGAGTTTTCAAAAGAAAACTAAAGAGCAAATATCTTCCTATCTGGTGGTGTGTACTGGGTTTGTCTCTGCTACTTTTAAAGGAGTTTTTGTGGTGGTTTTTCCCGTTGTGGGATAAAGTTGTAGACAAACTCAATTATATAATCTGGGGATAGCCCCCTGTAAAAATTTGAAAATTATGTTTATTAAGATTAACAATTTCCGATTCCGGATCACGTCGATCAGCGAATATCGTAAAGAAGGTAAAAACTTCAATACGAAAATGTGGTATATCTACATTAAGATTTCCGGGAAAGAACGTTATTTTACGTTTGGAACCGAAAAGGAAGCTGATGAGCTTATTGAGTATCTGGACAAGGTATTGCAAGTAAAAGATATCTAAAAATGGTTATTGCGGTTGATTTTGACGGAACGGTCGTTACCCATAGATACCCCCAAATAGGGGTGGATATTAAGGCCGTTCCCGTTCTCAAGAAAATAGTAGATGCAGGCCATCAAATTGTGCTGCATACTATGCGTTCCGGAAAGGAACTTGAAGAAGCGGTGGCATGGTTTACCGAAAACGAAATCCCTCTATACGGGGTAAACGAAAATCCGGACCAGAAATCATGGACAGCGTCTCCCAAAGTGTACGCACAAATTTACATTGACGATGCTGCACTCGGAGCACCTACTTTATTCGTTGAAGAAATGTCAGCACGGCCTTTCATTTGTTGGGCCAAAGTGGAAGACATGTTAAAAGAAAATGGAATTATATGATGAAACAGAGATTTTTAAGCCTGTTTGTAATGGCTGTCGTTTGCCTGTTATATGGTTTAATGACCCATTCCTGTGAAAGCAAACCTCGTCCCGTGGACGGAACATTTGTCTTTGATCGTGTGCCGTTTATTACGGTTATGATGAAAGGCAAGCCGGAAACGTTTATTATGGATACTGGCGCAAGTGTTTCGGTCATTGACAAAGAATATGCTGACCGTGAGGGTATCTGGTACGTGGACGACGGTGGAAGCATGATCACGTTCAGCGGAACGGAACAGAAGCAGTATAAGACCGAGCGTAACGTGGAATTTATTATTGGAGACGTTACTTATTCTCAGCCGTTTATGGTTCAAGATATCGGTAAATTACGTTCTTTTGTAGGACGGAAAGTCCGTGGAGTTATCGGCAGCGATTTCTTGTACGGCAACAAAGTCGTAATTGACTTTGGGAACTTAGTATTAACAAATTTAAAGACAGATGAAGTGGAAAAGGACAGTTTATAACACATTATTCGTCATCATCGCCGTTTTCTTTGTATACCTTGCATGGAAGACGATCAAAGAACTCTTTGTAACACCTAAACCGGAAATCGTTCTTACAGCCTATGTAGAACCGACGGTTAGCAGGTGGGATATCATGTACGAGGCTATAAAAATTTGCGAAAGTGGTAATAATCCACAGGCACGAAATAGTCAAAGTACGGCAACGGGAGATATCCAAGCGTTAGAAGTATATGTTCGGGATGCAAACCGTATACTCGGAGAAGAATACTTTACGCTTGATTGCCGGACAGACCCGGTAAAGACCCGTTATATGTTCGATATTATTCAGGGCTTCTACAACCCCGGACAGAACATTCATAAGGCCATAATTTCTCATTACCTCGGGCCGGGTAATTTTAGCAGAAAATCAATAATCGGTGACTGGTATTATCGTAAGGTGATCCGCACAATGGCACAAATTGAAAATGAATACAAAAAACACAACTACAAAATCATCCCGTAAAATGGATCATACAGAGAAGATTATCTATGGTGTCTTCGTTACTATCGTGGTTGTGTTTGTTGGTTTGGTTGTATATGGCAGCCGAACAACAATAATAGTAGAGGAGGAGCCAGTTCTTGACGATGTAGAAGTCGTTGAGGACGGCCTTCCGTCTACTCCCGAAATTGAACTTGATTCGGTTTTACAAGTTTTGCAGCAGCACGAACAGCGAATAGAAGAACTTGAAAACCACCTAAATATTCTCCGAAACAAGGTTCTGAAACTGGACCAAGATTTGTGGAACTCCGTGAAATAAGTTTGGTAATTCCAATTTAATTATATAAATTGCTTTTAATGATGAAAACAGAATCAGAACAAATCAGAAGCCATGCTGACCAATTATTCGGAGTTTTGGTTAGCCAGTATTACCGAGGTCGCGGATGGAGCAGCCTTAATATGATCTACAAATGGATCAGAGGGAATGCACCGTCCGTAAAGTACGCTCAGAAAGTAATCCGAGGAATGATCGATGCCGGGTACATTGTACGTGTGCAGGGAGAAGTCCTGGACAGCTATAAAATTGCGAAACTCAATTTCACACGGGAGAATATCTTTGTGATTTTAACCCGCTCTTACCGACATGAACGCAAACGGCTAAAGGTTCATATTGAACCTAAATGCACCGATTGCAAAGAGCGAGTATTTGGGAATATGTCTGAGCGTGACACTACTTCTGATTTGGATAAAAAGCCGGGCCTATTTTGGTGGCTGGCACGGATATTCAAACGGAAAAAGTAATTATGACAGGCAGCGTATTCTCAAGACACATAGCATGTTCAAAAATGCGGGTTACTCCCGCACAGAGCAAACGAGTTCAAGAAATTTTATTTACCATAGGATTCCAATGGGTTGGCAGCATAAAAGAACCCATAAATCTAAAGGACAAATACCTGTTCTTGACGTATGATTTTTTTACGGAGAAATATATGTTTCTCTCTACAAATGATCGGGAACTGTTCCATAGTAAACGTCAGTATGAACGGATATCCTATAACAGGTTCGTGAAACTTGCAAGAGAGGTAAAAAAAAATTGATGAAATGTTTGGGAATATGGAAAATTGACCGTATATTTGTTTTGCTATTGGAGATCAAGTGTTAAATTAACAACAAGAAACGAGGCTGCATCTTTTTCAGGCGAATCCGCCCATTCATGGACTTTAGGATTTTTAGTTTACTGTTACATTTCCAGCACCCTCGCTCCCGGCCCGGCAAAATTGCCGGGCTTTTTTATTGAAAGAGGGGCTGTCTGATATTAAACCAAACAAGCCCCTCCCGAGCAATTATGAAAACTGAACCGCACAAGTAATATAATCAAACTTTTGTCGGTTCAGGTTATTAGGCGTAAAATGGAAAGTTTTGGATTCCAAAATTACAAATTTTACCGTCCTTAACGTCAAAATCCAAAATACAGAAGCAGACGTGAGCAGCAAGCCTCTTAGTTCTCATGAATTGCGTCTGTTTTTGGAGACAACCTGTGCTCACCGCATGTATGTTCCGTTCAAAAATGTAACAGAATTTATGGACGTGTGCAGCGAGAAGGATATGAGGTTTTTCACCACCGCTAAACGCCTCAATGATTTTCTGCAGACGATACGATGTTGCATAGCTGCTTCCGTCCGTACCGTGCCAAACCTTAACAGTTACCCCGTCACAATTTATGTCTGCTTCGTGGTCACCTATATAGGTAAGATGAGGAACTCGGCTGGCAATATCTTCCACGATGTTTGCTCCGGCACTTTCCAGGTAATATAGATCGTGATTCCCAGCGATCGCATAAATCGGGATTTTGGTCTGATTTAGGACCTCAACGGCATGATCACGCTGAGCAACATAGCCGATGTCATTTAACTCGTAAATTTGACTCTTTTGTCTCTTAGGAGAGAGCCCGTCAGTTATGTCTCCACCCAGAGTAATGAAATCTACGTTGGCTTCTTCAAAAACTTTTAAGGCTGCCAGTATATATTCATCACTGCAATACTTGCTACCAATGTGAAGGTCGGACATGGCCCCGATACGGAAATGTTTCCCCTTGAATTGAGGTTTGGGGAATTTTGGTTTTTCCGGTACGGGGTTAATTCCGTCAGCCAGTAGAGAAAGCTCCTGTGGAGAATACCGGGCCTGTAAAGAATTCCAAACCTTGTTTTCTGGTTGTTCAGTTTTCTTTTCCTGACTTTCTTCAAGTTCTGTTTCCACAAGAGTTGCGCCACCAATAAGGCAGGTTCCCCCTCCTGCCTTTAACCTGTTACGAACCGTTGAACGTGGAATATTGTAGTCCCTACAAAGGGAAGAGAGGCTCCTGTACTGGTGCCCCTCTATGATATAAACTTTTTTCATTCTATAGATTTTAGTTCTTTAATTTTTCCCTCAAGAGTTGACATGTTTAAAGCTCCTGAGAACCTGCATTTTTCCACCCCGTCTTTATAGAATATTGTAGTGGGTACGGAACGTATTCCGGCTGCACTAAATCGTTCGGGGTCATCTTCTATTTCTTCTACCACAACTTCCGGATTGTTAAATTTGAATATGTCCATTGTGTTCTTGTATGCCTTACAGGGGATACAAGTGCTGGAACTATACTTCTCTATCCGAATTTCACTCATAGCACAAAAATATTTAATTATTAGACTTTTACGAATTTCTCTGAATATGAATATACAATATACTCATTTATTTCTAAATGGCATAATATAACACAGGATTATCTTGTGTGCAAATGGATAAAAATATAGCACAAAAGGATTGGAGATATAAATGATTGTATTCCAGTAGGGTGTGCCTTGGAATTTGCGAAATATAAGAAACTATATAAGTTTATATTATTTGACTCTTTTTTAACTCCCCCTCTATTACTCACTTCGTTCGTTTAATAGAGGGGAAGAAAAAGAGAGCCGGGACTTTTTCCGATTTTCTGAGGAATTTTGATTGAAAAATTTGGTTTACGGGAAAAAGATTTGTATATTTGTTTTAAATGTTGGGAAGAGATTTCCACATTCTTTTTGCATAAATTTTGTTTTAAGATTTTGAATGGGGCACGGAGTGAAAACCGTCCCCATTCTTTAAAACCTTTCAAAAAGAATTCTCCGCTCAGCTTTTAATCTTAAAACAAAAATTATGTATTATTGTAACGAAGAGGGATTTCCATCCCTAAATGCCAGAGAGCAATTCATTTTTGACACAATCTGTCGAAGCAGAAAAAAACAGTTCCGTTCTATTGAGGAACGTTTTGAATATATCGCTTATAAATCATTCGTAGATAAAGTTGAGGTAAAACGGTTCGTATTTGCGAACAGTAAATTTCTTTCCATCAATGGATCATTGATCCAAGGTAAAAAGAATTTTTTTAGCCGTGTAAAACAAAACAAACTTTATATCGGAGCATGGTTCCGTAATAGCCAGCTATTGGAAGAAGGGTTAAGAATGACTCATGAGGCTGCTATGATATATGCATTTGTAGTTGCAAAATCTAAACAGTACGGAAAAACAAATTTGGAAGTTAGCCAACAAACACTTTGTAAAATAATCGGTTGCACTACAAAATCGAAATTAAAGTCCCATATCGCTATCTTAGAGCGTTTGGGGCTTTTTAGATATATAATTAGAGAGGAAACTATCTACAAGAAAAGGAAAAAGGGTGATGGGTATTATGATACAGTTGAACGGGCCTGTGGATTCTTTACTAAGATAACGATGAAATCCCATGAGGCGACATTCCGTACAATGCAGATTATTCATCAAAAATTAGGCAATTTGCGGGAGTATTGCAAGAAGACCGGACAGTTGTGTTACGATGAAATCCGTGGATGGTGGCTCGCTAAAAACAGATGGAGAAGGTCAATCGTTAATCTCCAGGAAATTTGGAGGGAACGGCTATTGGAATTGGAACGATGTAAGGCGTACCAGTACTATTCTTGCATATAATATGTTGAAGAATTTGGTTTTTAGCGGAAATATTTGTATATTATCAAATAATTTTAAAACCATTGGAAATGATTGAATTCTCAAATAAAAACGAAATAACCCGTAAGGAGTTCGACGATTTGGTTAAGAGCCACGAATACGAGGTTTTTGATCGTAAGACTGTACAGGCATTCCGTGCCGATGTGGTTGCAAAAAATAAATCCGGTGTTCTGACCGAAAAGGAACAGATGGAAGCAGCTATAATTGAAAAATCACTGACCGAGGTTGCCGTTCGTAACGATGATTTAACGGTTGAAACGTTGTATTACCGTGCCAAACATCAAGAAGCAACCGTATAATGAGAACTTATAAATTTGACAAAGGAACGTACACGGCTGAGGTCATTACAGATGCCAGCGGAGATCAACGTCAATTTTTTGTGACAGAGTGGCCTCCACGGGTTGAGAATCCAGACGGTCTGGAAATAGCGTTTCCGGACTGGAATGTAGGAGAAATAAACGAAGGTAATTTGGTGGACTTTGCGGTGCAAGGTTCTTTCTCATTAGTTGCTATTGAAGAACATATGATTCGGGAACTTGCTGTAGACGGCCCGAAACCCGATCCAGACAATTTGTTGCAGGATACTATATTTCCGGATACTTCCAAATCTAATATTTGGACTTTCTTGGATTTGGTAACTTCTGAGGCGGTAACTCCTCCGGGGGTTTATCCATCAGTAGATGCTCCCGCTGGATATGGTGCAATGTATTTGAGCAATACTCCTTCTGGAAACCGGGTTAAGGTGTTGCAGCAGAATATTTCTTTGGAAGTTGATGCTACCTATTCTTTAGAGTTTGGTTTTTATAAACCTGCCTACGTCGCAATGGTAATGCCAACGACGACCGGGATCACTCAGGTAGCTGCTATATATACAGACCCAGAGGGGAACACTACTGAAATGAGTAGTGAAGAATTAGGGTTTGTTACCTCTATGGGGAGTTCCATGTTTGGTTCAATGCGTGTTGAATTTGTAGCAGGTATTGCGTCGCTGCCTTATTTACCTTTAGTAGCTTCTGGCGATGGACAAGGCGGGGCGACTATGGTTTGGGGCTTCAGTTTAAAGAAAATGTAATTTTAAAAAGATAATAAGATGAAAACATACAAATTTTTCAATTCAGACAAGAGCATCGATTGCGAAGTGATTACGGATGCTATGGGTAAACAAGAACAATTCACCGTAACGGAATGGCCTCCTCGTGGATGGAATGCTGCTATTGCAGCCCTGATGCCTGATTGGTCGGTTACTTCACGTACCCAGAATGAGTTCATCCAATTTGCCACTAAAAACAGTCTTGGACTGGTGGCCGTTGAAAACGACAAAGAGCCAGTTGAATTGGTTGCAATATCTTAACTTTGTACGACGATGAAGACTTATCACTTTCAAAATTTAGATAATTCTCTGGATGTAGAGGTGATCACTGACGGTATAAAGGATCAGAAAGAATTCACGGTGACAGAATGGCCCCCGAGAGGCTATAATGGAGATGTAGAGGCTCTGGGAATGGATTGGAATGTTGGCCCGATCAACGAGGAAAAATTCGTGGAGTTTGCCAAAGAGAATAACCTTACCCTCACAGCGATTGGTGAAAATGGTTCGGAATCACTTGTTACAGCAGAATTTCCCGTTGCCCCCACTACGACCCCCGTTGCCCCTATTGATGGACAGGATAATGTATCCCGAGTTGATAGTAGTTATGTGAATGTTTCCTGGAATGCCGTTCCGGATGCAACTAAATATCTCGTAAAGATGTGGAAATCTGCTGAAACTCCAGAATCTGGATATTCTGGTGAGACGACACAGGCATGGGATGCAATTAGTGCAGAACCAAGTACAGAATATAAATGGCAAGTTACGACACAAGTTCCTAATATGCAGGATTCTATATCTGGCCCGTGGACGTTTACAACAGCGGACGATACTGGTTCAAGTAATTAATAAAGATGGCTAAGAAAAAACCGCAAAATAATACTTCGGTTCAAAAGACACAAAATGTCTTAGAGGAAATTTCAGCATGGCCTCTGGAAAAGGTGGATTTACTCCAAAAGAGTTTACCCACCTTAATCCAGACCAAGTATGAGAGCCAGTTGATGTCCCCTAACATTGAAGATGTGATGAAGGCGAATATGTATGCTGACAGCATGCGTGGAAGCAAGAACCACATTAAATCCGTGTTTTTTGATCCGAATAGTGCGAGTGATGGGGCTGGCTATAAAGCCACCAAAGGCGGGGCGACGTTCTACACGCTCCAGAAGATGGGAGATATTTCCATCATTAAAGCCATTATCAACACTCGTGTAGAACAGGTTCAGAATTTCCTAAAATTCAGCACGGACGAACAAAAAGAAGGGTTCCAGATTCGTAAAAAACGTTCTATATTTGATGAGGATACTACTGATCTTTCTGACGATGAGAAACGTAAGGCAGAAGAGATCGTTGAGTTCCTTGAGAACGGTGGCTTGAATGACAAGTGGGAAACAACTGATAATTTCCAGGATTTTGTTCGTAAGATTGTACGAGATTCCCTGACCATAGATCAATTGACTTTTGAATGTGTGCGGGACAGATCGTTTAACCTGCGTAAATTCAAAGCGGTGGACGCAGCCATGATCCGTCTATTGGATACGGCCGATCCCCGGTTTGCACAGGCATTCGAACAATACCGCTGGAAAGGTTATCTCCCCCGTTATGCAATGGTCTGGAATAACCAGATTTTGAGGAATCCTACGACCGATCAGTTGATTATGTACTATCCATGGGAGTTAGGGTATGGGATACGTAATAAGTCCACCAATATCCTCCAAAACGGATACGGTACGAGTGAGCTGGAAACCCTTATAGAAATCATGACATGGATTCTTTGGGGTATGCAGTACAACGGCAATTTCTTCAAACAGGGTTCCCAGCCTAAAGGGTTCATCAATATAAAGGGCGGGAATATTGATAATTCCACGTTGAATGAGTTCCGTCAGGCATGGACACAGACTATGCGGGGGGTACAGAATTCACACAAAGTCCCCGTAATACAGGGTATAGATTTGGAGTGGATTGACTTGCAGCATGGGAACCGTGACATGGAGTTCAATGAATGGTTGAGGTTCCTATTTATTCTTACCTGTTCTGTTTACCGTATTGATCCAAGTGAGCTCGGGTTTAATTTCCAAGAGCAGGCCCGTATGTTTGGTCAGGAAGGACAGAAAGCCCGTCTGGAACACAGTAAGAACAAAGGGTTGAAACCTTTGCTTATATTCTTGCAGAATATCATCAATAAATATTTGGTCAGAGAACTTGCAGAAGATTACGAATTTGTATTTACTGGTGTTGAGGTTGAGGACGAAGAAAAGCAAGTAAAATTAGACGGAGAGAAATTGTCCAATGGTATGGTCTCTTTGGAAGATATGTTCCAGAAATATAGTGGACGTGATTTTGACCCGAATAAAGACACCATTTTGAACCAAGTCTACCAAACGGCACAGCAGAGTAAAATGATGGGCGGGGAAGGGATGAATTCTTTTGTGGATGGACAGGATAACGAAAATGTCTTTGCAGAGTACGAACAACAAACCTCAGAGGAAGAAGAGAATCCGATTTTATCTAAAGCGTTAGATTATATTGACCAAACATGGGGAGCGAAATAACATTGTAATGATCTATTAATTAGGGCTCTGAGACTCTTTTGGAGTCATGAGCCCTTCTTTTGGTTATGGAAAAGGAATACAAAGGTGTAGATTATAAAACGGCCCGTCCGGTTTTTAAGCAGGGTAAATTGAAAGACCCTGTTCGGTTCCCTAAAGTGGTGAATGGTTATGAGGATGATGCCAAACGGATGTACAATGTTATTCAGAATTCTACATTTGAGGAGTTGGTGAAGGAAATGGTGAAAATGCAGAAAGGTAAATAGTATGCAGTCTCTTTTTACAGAATCAGAAATCAGCCGTTTACTCGGGATCATAGACCGGAATATTATTGTTTTGGTTGCAAAGGTTCTGGGAAAGGAATCGTTGACGTCTCTGGACAAGTTGATTTTGAGACAGCATAATATAGATTTCAATAAGATAGCGTCTAATTTACCTCCGTACTGGAAAGCATATTTATTTGGTAGGCTTACCGGGCAATTGACCGTTCCACAGGCTGCACAGATAGATTACAACAATTTCAATAAGTATCTTATTCAGAAGCAATATACACCACCTACTTCAAGAGAGATTGCCGAATATCGTGCTGCCAGCCGTAGAACCTATGAATATATTAAGGGTATGGGGGAACGACAGAAAAAGGCGTTAAATACGTTTATTTCTGAGGGAGAGCTTGAATACCTTGTTGAAACAAAACGACAGGAAACTATTAAGGTAGTTAAAGAACGTATGGATGACGGTATTTTGCGACGTCAATCTGTACAGAAAATTACTTCTAATATAGGGCACCAGTTAAGGAGTTGGAATCAGGATTGGGGCCGTATAGTAGAAACAGAGTGCCAGAACATTTATACGCTGGGTACTGCACAGAATATAATGGATGTTCACGGAGTGGATGCACGGGTTTATTTTGATGTATTCCCGGGAGCGTGCTTCCCCATTGAAGATACTGAGTTTTTAACAAATGAAGGGTTTAAATATCTAAAGGATATACGTGGGGATGAACGTATTTTAACATATAATTTAGAAGAAAATAAGGCAGAGTATTCTTCTATTATTTCTAAAATTCAATATGAATATTCTGGTGAGATGCACCATTATAAAAATAGAAGAATTGATTTACTTTCTACACCTAATCATAATCATTTGATAGGTAAGAGATTAAAAGGTTCTAAAAAAGATATCTATCAGAATGAATTAATTCCGAGTCAAGATTTAAGGGATTTAATTTGTCGTGATATTATGTATTTAGGTGTTGAAAATTGGGAAGGAGATAAAAGTAAATATATTCAATTGTGTGGTAAAAAAATAGAAACAACTGCTTTTTCCGAATTCATGGGGTGGTGGCTTGCGGAGGGTTCTGTTTCTTTTAGAAGAAAGAGAAAAGATGGTAGTTCTAACATGTCTCAAATTTCTATAAGCCAAACAAAAGAAATTAATTTTGGTGAGATTAATTCTTGTTTTTCAAGAATGTTTCCGGATCGTAATATATTATATAATAGTGGTTCGTTTGTTTGTAATTTAGATAAGAGCTATGATGAATTAGTTAGGTGGTTTTTAAAATTTGGACATTCTATAGAAAAATATATTCCAGAAGAAATAAAGGTTCTTGATAAGAAATATTTGATGTTATTCTTGAATGCTTATTTAAAGGGTGATGGAGCAGTTGGTAAGAATTCCGCCGGGAAGAATGGTAAGAAAATAGGTGGTGTAAAAGTTATTTTTACTTCATCTAAAAAGATGGCTGATGATCTTTGCGAGGTTGTTTTAAAGTGTGGGTATTCCCCATCTTTGAGAGAACGGAATGAAATTGGAAAAGTTTCTTTTAAAAAGGATGGTTCTAAAATTATTACAAAACATTTACGATATATTGTTGGTATAAGCAAAAAAACAACAATTAAGAATATTAATAAATATTTTAATAAAATTCAATGGTCTGGAGAAGTAGGATGCCTGGAAGTAGAAAAAAATAATACACTCTTTATTCGCCGTAATGGGAAAATGATTTGGAGTGGAAATTGCCGTCATTGTATATCCCTCTATTTAACTGGTGGGATAGGTAGCATGCCGAGGATTTTTACCGTTGCTGAATTGCTGGCTAACGGAACTAATATAGGACGTAAATCTAAAGACTGGAAACCAGTCTTAGGAACTGTCCATCCATTTTGTAGGTGCGATTTACGGTTCATTCCACCGGGTTACGAATGGGATGAAGATAGTAAGAAGTTTGCCCCTAAACCCTCAGAGAATCGTGTACAACGTAAGAGCAAGGTGAAGATCACCGTTGGAGATTTGAATTTTGAGGTGTAATTGTTGAGAGAATTTTATGTATATTAATAGTCAAAATATTCAGATATGATAAACTTGAAGAAATTCTTTAATCTGCAGAATGAAGCTGAAAAGGTTGCAGATTATATGTCTCTATATGATCGCAGGAAAGCGCTCTTAAAAGAAGCGGACGTTCTGGGTGACAAATATGCCATACAGAAGTCTATGGAGACTTCCATTTCGGACAATGGTTTAATTGATCCGGCAAAGTACAAACGGTTCATGAAAGAGCACACTGATAAAGTGGTTGCAGCATGTAACGAGATGGCTTCTATTGAGAAGTCTATGGCTAAATTAGAATCAGACAAGGAATGTTCTGAAGCCATTTTGGATACTAAAGCTATACTCGTGGCCCGTGATGGTTATGAACAAGGCGTTATTTCCAAGGCACTTTATTTTGAAATCATGAAATCCAAACAAGGGGAAACCCGGTTTGCGGACACCCTTGTATTTAACGATAAGGGCGAAATTCTTCTGTTACAGCGACTGGATTCCGAGGGTGGATATACTGGTCTTTGGGGTTTGCCCGGTGGACATGTAGAGCCCGGTGAAGATTTTAAGGATGCAGGGGCTCGGGAACTGTTTGAAGAAACTGGCTTAATTACCAATCGGGAAAATCAGATGGGGCACATTGTTCCGTATGATAAGATGGGTGAATACAGGAAAGACGGGGTTTATATAGAATATTTCTATGTTCATGTACACGGAGATAAGGAACCTCTCGTTTTAAATAGCGAGGAACATGCTGCTTCGGCATGGGTGCCTCTTTGCCAGTTGGATCAATATAAATTTGAGTATGAAAATGCCAGAACCAATATTGAGAAATTAACCGGGATGGATTCTATGAAGAAAGCAAATACGATCATTAAGAGCCTTCAAGACGGGGTTCTTTCACCTATTGCGTTCCAAGAAATTTGTCGGAATAATCCAGATATTGTAAAGGCTGCTAACAAACATTATTTCTCAGGTAAAGAACGGGAGAAATTAGCGGATGAGGGGGAAGCCATGCCAGACGGTTCATTCCCTATTCGTAACGAGCAGGATTTAAAGGATGCTATTCGTTCCGTTGGCCGTGCTAAAAATGAAGCAAAGGCAAAAGCATGGATTAAGAAACATGCTAAAGAAATGGGTAAGACGGATTTGCTTCCCGACGGATGGGTTGAAAAAGCCGTTGGAGCAGGTGCTTCGGATAAAGGTTCTGGAGAATCTCTTGATCCGGATATTAAGAAATGTGATTTGGGTCCGGAAGGAATTGCGAAAGCCCTGATGGGGGTTATTGGTGCTGCTGGTGAACATGATCAAAATGTTGTGGCGTCGGTTGCTGAGTTTGCGGACAGTATATTTAAGGCCCAGAAAACGGGGTATTATTCTGATAATACTGTGAACCGTAAACTGGGTCGAGTGGGCCAGAAGTACAGTAAGGATAAACAACCCGAAGATGTAAAAGGAGAAAAGGGTAAAAAGGATGATTCTGATTACGATAAACAGGCAAGAGAGGCTTCTGATGGTGCATTAAAAAGAGCAGCTCAGTCTCTTGCTACTCCTTATCCAGTAAGGCAGGCAGCAGAAAGAGAACTTGAACGAAGAAAGAAAGAGAAAAAGGGCGGTAAAGGTTCTGGGAATTCTTTTGTTTTTGAGGATGCTATTTTCGAGGATGAAGAAATGGTTGCTGCTGCTAAGAAACAAGGTATTGATATTAAGGAAGGAAAAGGCGGTGTTTCTTTAGTTAGTGGTGATAGAGAAAAGGTAAAACAATTTTACAGAGAATTGCTTGATCCCGAAGAAAGAGATGATTTTGATGCGGAATTTGAAGCTGGCTCTTTTGATTCTAAAGAAAAAACAAAGAAAGATAAAAAGTCTTCTGGGAAAACTGAAACTTTTATTTTTGAGGATTCTATTTACGAAGATGACGATGCTGTGGCAGATGCTAAAAAGCAGGGGATTGAAATAAAAGAAGGTAAAGATGGTAATACGATTGTCACTGGAGAACGTGAAAATGTGAAAGAATTTTATCATCAACTTTTAGACCCTGAGGAACAAGAAGATTTTGATTCAGAATTTGAATCTGGTTCTTTTGATTATAAAGAAGAAGAGGGTGCAAAAGCAGTTGAGAAATATAATGTAAAATCTCTTAACAAAGAATTTCGTGACCTTGGAGTTAAATTTGTTAAGGAAGATGAAGGGTTTTTTGGGAATGCCCGACCAAAAGGCGGTGACCCTGACCAGGAGGGGTATAAAGGAAAAGGTGGAACGGAATGGGCTATAACTTATGATGTGGATAATGGGTTTGAAGTTTTTGAATTGAGTTCTGGGGATAGTTGGGATAACCTTTCTTTGGTCGAAGCAAAATATAAACTTTTAGAAGGTGGAGTTAAGAAATAATGAAGGATAGATTCAATTTTTGGCTTGATCTGGATATATCCAAGGGTGCGTCTGGAGCAAATACAACCGAAGAGGATCGGTATAAAAACATGATCTTTGAGGGGATTGCTTCGGACAACTCTACGGATATGGAAGAGGAGTCTATGGACCCAGCTGGATTTGAATTGGATTACTTTTTGAAAAACGGGTATTTCAATTTAGATCACCTACCTACACGCAGCCCCACCAATAAATCACGTTATTGGATTGGTGAACCTTTGGAAGCAAAAATTGTAGACGGTAATAAGTTTTACGTCAAAGGTAAATTGTGGGAGAAATCTCCAGAGGCCCGTGCATTTTGGGACAAGTGTTTAGAGATGCGCGAAAGTGGCAGCCAGCGTAAGCCGGGGATGTCTATAGAGGGTAAGGCTCTTGAACGTGATAAGAAAAACCAAAATAAGATTACAAGGGCTCTTATTACAAACGTGGCTTTGACTTTTAATCCCGTTAATGGTAATTCATATATGGACATTGTAAAGGGTGTCCAGAAGTCAGATTATGTGGATTATGAGTTTGAGTCAGAAAAGCCTTTTGCACCGAACACCCCTATTCTTGAATATGACCGTGATGGGTATCATATCATTATTGACCGAAATTTCCGAGTTATAGCGACTTCGATCAATGTAGGTAAGGAATTGTCCACTTTCTATAAACAATTCCAAAATAAGGTCATAAACGAGAGAGTTTTGTGTGATTGTGTGGAAAAGTTGGGAGAAAAATTGTTTTTTGACAAATCTATTATTATATTAACGGAAACTAATTAATTAAATGTTATGGAAGGATTAGAAAAGTATGCAGACGTTGAGATTGTAAAATCGCTGCGTGGTGCTGGCTTTAGCGATCAATATATTCTCGGCATGATTGAAAGTGGTGGGATCGATATTGAAAAAGCGATGGCCTGTGACAAGAAAGAAGTCATGAAAGAAACGAAGAAAGAGGAAGAGATCGAAAAGGGTAAGAAGCTGGAAAAGAGCGACGAACCTGAAAAGAAAGAGGAAGATAAGGAAGAGGAAAAAGAAGAGGTTATGAAATCCGTTGTGGAAGCCATTACCAAAGGTTTTGAAGCCCTTTCTTCTAAGATCGACGCTCGTTTTGAAGGTATTGAGAAATCGGTACATGGTCAGGAAACTCTGCTGAAGAGTATTGGTGATCAGGCCCCCGCATTCCGTGCCCCTGTTTCGGCTGCTGCACTTTTACAAAAAAGCATGGAAACGGACGAAAAGGGTAAAATGGAAGTGAACATTGTTTCTCAACGCCCTCTGGCCCGTCAGATTTTGTCTGACGCTATTAGCCGCGAAAAAAATGAGGATATCAAGAAGTCTATGATAGACGATACCAAAAACTTCTTGACCAATCCGGACTGCCATATGATCGGCGAATCAACCGCTCGCCTGATGTATGAACGAGGAGTAAAATTTACTAATTAATTGTTAAACAAGAAAAATCTTTAAGTGTATGGAATTATATGATTATTCGGCGGGTGGTGATTCCAACCGTTTCTTAGAAAGCATTCAAGCCCAGGATATTCTTAAGGCCATGGAAGCAGGTCTGGAAACTGGTATGCAGTATAACGACCAGATCAACAATGGTGGTGGCTTGAAGGTCGAATCGCTCGACCCGGTATTGAAAGTTCTTGAAAACTGTCTGAATCAGTTGGTTTTCCTGATGGAGATGCCGAAACAAAAAATTACGAACACCGTTCATGAGTACAATCAACTGTATAAATACGGTCAAGATGTTGGTATCTTTAATCTTGAAGGCGAAACCCCTCAGGAAACGGATAGCCAGTATCGTCGTAAATCCATCGTAACGAAATTTATGGGCGTTGTGGGTCAGGTTACTCACCCTGCTATGTTAGTTGCGTTGGCTGGTGGTATGAATATGTATACCAAGGAAGTGGAAAATAAGACGGTTCTGTTGCAGACCCTTATTGACCAACGCCTTGTAGACGCTGACAGTTCGAAGATCGACGCTCAGTTTGACGGTGTATTCCGTCAGCACCTGACCGGTATCAACGATATCTATGGTGGTATGCAGGGTAAAACCTCGGAACAGGCTCTGGACGCTTACTTCGGTGACGTTGCAGTTATCAACGCTGACGGTGCCGTTCTGAACGACGCTCTGGTAGAAGATGCTGCTCAGGCTGTCGTAAACGACCGAAACGGTTATATCGACCGCATTATATCGAACCCGGTTGTCTTTAACGATTATGTAAAGGCATTCCACGAAAGTAAACGAGTGATTGTTGGTCTGGGTGGTTCGGTTACTGGTGCAACTATGGGTCAGTCGGTAAACGACATTACGACTCAGTTCGGTAAAGTGGACGTTAAGAACGATAAGTTCTTCGATATCCGCACCCCTCGCAAGCTGGGTACTGGTAAGACCTTTGACAAGGCTCCCGACGCTCCTATTGCTGACACGTCGACCCCGATTGCAGTAGCTACCGACACCAAGACGAAATTCGGTACGGCTCATGCTGGTACTTATTTCTATGCCGTTGCTGCTGTAAACCGTTACGGTGAGTCTGCTCTGACTCAGATCAATATGAGTGCTCAGGCTGTTACCGCTACTCAGTCGGTTACGCTGAAATTTGCTGCTGCTACTTCTGGTAGCTATCCGGCAGAGGCATTTACGATCTATCGTACGGTTAAGGATGTGATCGATGCAAGTGTTGCAGAATTCTATCCTATCTTCTCTGTTTCTGTTGCTGAACTGGCTGCTGGCTATGACGGTGCAGGTGCCGGAGAAGTTCACGACCGTAACCGTATCATCGCTGGTACGAAATCGGCTCTGGTTTACGTGAACGACGCTCAGATCATGGAGTATGTTCAAGTTGCCGACACCATGAAGATGGATTTTGCTATCACGGCTCCGAGTCGTCGGTTTGCGATCCTGAACTATGGTACCCCGGTTGAGTATCAACCCGGTAAGATTTGCCGAATCGTTAATATCGGCCGTCCTGGGTTAGTTTAAGGTTAATAAAAAGGGCGGGTATCTATGACGATATTCGCCCTTTCTTTTTCTTATAAAATTGAAAATTATGAAACTGTATTCGGAAAAATACGCAGGTCAAGAAATTGTTTGTGGTAAACACAAGCTGAAATTCGTTGGGGGTGTTGTAGAGGTAGAGGAATCTGTTGGTAAGAAAATTCTTGCTGAGGGGTATGCAAATATTTACGCTGAGAAGCCAGTTGTAAAGACTTCTACTGAGAAATTGCTCACAGAAGATATGCAGAAACTTGTTGATCAGCATCAGTTGGAAGTGACTGGTCTGAAAAATTCTATCAAAGAAAAAGATCATAAGATTGAATCTTTGGAGAAAGATCTTTTAGAGTGGAAGCGTCTGTGGGAAGAAGCCGAGGCAAAACTGAAAGCCGTTACAACTCCATTACAGGAGAATCCTGCGACTCAAGTTCCAGAACAAGCAAATGCTCCGCAGGAAACAAAACAAGAAGAACCTGCCCCCTCTGCTGAGGCGCAAGAGAGTTCTGCCGAAACAAAAGAGGAAGAAAAACCTCTTACGTTAGAGGAGATCAAAGAAACGCTTATGGATCTTTCTGCGACGAAAATTATAGAGTATCTCAAAGAGGTAGGGTTGTACGTTGAGGAAGATAAACCGGAACGCATGAAGAAAGACGAACTGGTGGCTTATGCTGCACAAAAAGCATTAGACGCTCAGGCTGTGGAATAACTAATTAAATATCAAAAATGCCGACACTGAATATAACAGTCAAGTATCGGGTGAATACAGGGATTATACTTACTCCGGCAGAAGTATTCTCCCTGTATTTGTATGGGATTGACATTACTTCTTTAGATGGGGAAGCGTTCTCTGATTCAGCCATGGAATTCTATATCCGTTCGGCCCAAAGAGAAGTTGAGAATTTCTTTAATCTCCGTTTTAAGAAGCAATTGATAGAGTATGAGAATACCAGTTATTATCGTGATGATTACTGGCAGAACTTCCCTATAATCCGTACAAGATTCCCGGTGGAAAAACCCCTGTCTTTGATAGGGATGTTGAACAACATAGAACAAATCATATACCCGGAGTCGTGGTTACGTTCTAATGACAATAGTAACGGGGTACGGCACCGAAGAATTTCGGTTGTCCCTACTGGTGCATCCACCGTGCAGGCGAATGCAAACGTCATCTTGACTGGCATTACAAGTCAGTTAGGCATGCAGCGATTTACCAATATTCCCGACTATTGGGATTTCCAGTATACGACCGGATTTGATTTGGATGATTTACCTTACGATTTGATGAATGTTGTGGGGAAGATTGCCACGTTTGGTCCTCTCGGGATTGCTGGTGACCTTATTCTTGGGGCTGGTATTGCTGGACAGTCATTAAGTGTGGACGGGTTGAGTCAATCCATAAGTAGCACAGCCTCAGCAACTTCGAGTGGGTATAACGCCAGGCTTCTCCAATATGAGCGCGAGTTAAAAGCTACTATCCCGAGGATAAAATTGATTTACGACGAAATTAAATTAGCAGTATTGTAATGGCTGGCGAAAAGAAACCATCGGTGATTCAGCAGCAGCCGAATCTAACGGTAACTCCTCAAGTTTATTTTAAACCAAGAGAGTTCAATAATGCCTTGTTTGCTCACGGATATTGGATCGTGAGCGAACGGGCTGTCCGTTGCCCGTGTTCTTCTGGTGGTATGGGGCCTCATCCTACCTGTGAGAATTGTGGTGGAGTAGGGTTCTTCTATATTGAGCCGCGAGAATGCCGGGCGTTGATCACGTCTCTTAACCGGGATACAGAATATCGGGAATGGTCTCCAGAATTGATTGGTGCCGTAAATGTGACAGTAGAAGATTCTCAAAGAGAGGTTATTGAGTTTTATAACCGCATTACCCTGAAAGAAGAATTTACGACGTTTTCGGAAACTTTGAAATTGAATGTTTCTGGGGATGAAGGGTGGTGTTTCTGCACATATGCACCTATCCAGTTTTATGGAGTGTATGTATTTGTTGCAGACAATCAGCCGTTAGTAAAAATTTCAGAGGCTGCATATTCGATATCTACGGATAACAAATATTGTGTCAAGTTTGATATGACACAATTTCCTGCAGAGTTTGTAAATTATTCTATATCTGTATCTTATAAGCATAGGATTGAATATAAGATTATAGATGTTCCTCATGAGGTGCGTTCGTCTTTGAAGCAGAGCACGAAAGGTTCTTTTGAACAAATCAAGATGCCTTTGCAGGGCGTTGCAAGGCGTTCTCACCTTATTATCCAAGATCGGCCAAATTATGATGGGGGCGGGGTGATAGAAAATGATACCTATTAACATAGATTTAACGGATGTAGTAAAGGAATTTGCTCTTTCCAAGGAACAAAGTGCTGACCTTGGAAGGAGCATTATTGACAGCATTGCGTATGAGTATATGTATAATTGGGAAAACCTCGTCAATGAAAAACTGAAGAAAACCCGTAAGGATTACAAACGAGCCATGTATATGGATCGTGTAAGTGAAACAGAGGTTGTATTCGGTTTAAGTAATAACTCGGATAATCCTCTTCCTATGATGGTTGAGGATGGGGCTTCTCCGTTTGATATGAAGACCGGGTTTGGGGAATCAGATAAGAGGAAGATTACGGAGAATGGCTGGTATCTTACAATTCCGTTTCGGCATGCAACCTCAGACGCAGTAGCAGAATCAACGTTGTTTGCTTCTACAATGCCTCGGGAAGTTTATGATATTGCAAAGGGTGCGACGTCACCTCTTAAAATTAGCGATTTACCGGAGCAATACAGAGTTAAGGGGGTTCGTCAGGAGATACGTACTGAAGATAAGATTTGGGGAGAATATAAGCATAAAACGGCTCAATACGAGGGGCTGGTTCGTGTAGAGACAAGTTCTGGGAATGAGAAGAAGCGGGGCGGTTATTTTACGTTCCGCAGGGTAAGCAATAATTCAGACCCGAATAGCTGGATTCATCCCGGATTCCATGCGTTGCATTTAATGGACGATGCAGTTAATATTTCCAGGATTCCAGCGGTGGCAGATCAGGCAATTGATAGTTTCTTAAAAAGTATATAATGGAAATAATTCGGGTAAAACAAATATTAGAGGCTGGGTTAGAGTATATCCGTACGGATTCTTTACAGGCCACTACTCCAGAACAGGAGAAGGAAACATGGCTTTACCAGTTATTAAACGGGGTCCAAGATGGTTCTTATGATTTCTATGAGCAGGCAAAGAAGATATTTTTGCGAGGCCCAAAGGATTCTAAGAGGTTGCGAGTGGCATTGGAATTTCCAAAGGATGTCCAGATGTGCCCGGTTATTGTTCTTCGGGAGCCGTCTCGGGATAATGGGGATAATGCCATAGGCCGGGAAACTGGTGTAGAGATGCCACAAGTTGTTCAAAGACCTTCAAGTAGCAGGTTTGAATTCTTGGATGGAAAGGCATTCAATTTTGAGGTGATTTGTGTGAGCGTAAATATGATAGAAAGCATCCTTCTTTCCGAGGTCATCTATTCGTTTTTTGTGGGAGCCTATAATACTCTTGCACAGAGTTACACGTCTATTTCGTTTGGAATGAAAGAGCTTATGGTCAATACGCAGATAATACCTTTTCCGGTGTTTTTGCGATCAATTACGCTTATGTTACGGACACAATATTCAATCCCTTCTATTGAGAAACAAGTGTTCTTGAATAAGGTTGAGTTTGATTGGCCTAACATTATTCCAGAAAACGGGTAGAATAATTTTTAATTTGACGAAATTTTTACTATATTATCAGATAATAAACAGAAAAACATTTTGAAGATATGGCGACAACTTTCTATTTTAATAATAAACAAGTTACCCTCCCGGGAGCCTATTCGACCATAAAATCAGGTGAACGAAGTGCAGCCAGATCGTTAGATTACGGTCGTTTGCTGGTTATCGACACCGGAGTATTTGGTTCCGGATATGGTGGTGGAGCAGGTATAAGCGGACAGCAAGCCTCTGGACAGAAGGCTATTTACTCGTTCAGTACCCTCTCTGAGTTCCAATCGTTTGTGAAAGGCGGTATGTGGTGGAAGATGGCCGAGGGCCTGTTCTTCCCTGACCCAAATAACCCAGCAGCAGAAGGGATTTCTGAGCTGTACTATGTACGTGCAGCCACGACGACTTCGGCCCGTATGACTTTTACCGCTACTGGTGGTGGAGAAAATGGTGGTACGTTTGCAGTATTTACCAAAGATGAGGGGGTTAATGCAAATGGCGTGAAAGTGGGGAATATCCTTTCGCAGGGTTACGGATATACGTTGGAAGTATCTCCAGATAACGAGAATATGTGGGTGATGAAATTCTGGGTTGGCACCTATACGGGTACGGCTGCAGATGGAATTTCTTATGGAGAAGTAGATCAAGCGAATGCGACTCCTACACTTATTCTTCAGTCACCGGAGTTTGACAATATTGCAACTCTGATTGAATGGGCTAAAACTGATACCAATTTTGGTCTTCGTTTTGTGTTGGACGCAGATTCGTCTAAAGTGACCGGGACTGGTGAAGTTACTTCCGCTGATGTGAATATTACAGACCCGGCAACTTATATTCTTGCTACTGGTGGGACGGAAACGTATAATTCTACGGATATTGATTTAGTTCTGGAGCAAATTACCAATCTGGACTATAATGCTATCTGTACGGACCAATACGGAGAGAATGCAAATAGTTCGGTAACTCGTAAGATATTGCGTCACATTAATAATGTTTCGCAGTTCCGTCGGTTCCTTTGGATAGGTGGTTACGGTACCGAAGCGGAGTTTGATCAGTCTCTTGCTTTGGCGAAGACTTTTAATAGTGAGTTTGTGCAACTGGTACACGGTGATGTCGGTTTGGCTTCTGATTTTTCTGCTGAGGGGTATCGGAAGTGGACGGTTATGTACAATATGTGTGCTATCTTAGGCAGGACATTAGGTAAGCCACCGTATATCCCTGTAACCAATAAGAGTATTGGTGTAGATATCTTAGTTCACATTCCGTCGGATGCACAGCAGAAGAAAGCTCTTCAGGCTGGTGTTCTGCTTACCGTTCCTAATCCGAATATTGGACGTAATGTTGTTCTTCAGGGGATTAATACCTTGCAGGATAATAAGACGTTATTTAATGGAAACGGCCAGTCCTTCTCTATACAGTTCATGCGTATAGTTGAACAGATCAACCGGGAATTGGTTTACAATGCTGAGGTAGAACTTTTAGGGGATGAAAATGGTGTGAATATTAATACTCTGAGCCCCGGTATTTTGCAACAATGGACGAAGTCTTATTTGCAGTCCAGAGTTGCAACGGAAACTCAAGACAACCTGATTTTGGACTTTGAGAATATCACGGTTACTCGTCAGGAGGATGCGTATTTTGTTTCGTACTACATTCGTGTGAACTCAGAAATTACAAAGATTTTCTTTACGGGATTCATTCTCCGGTAGATCAATGACTTAAGAATTTAACTAAATAGATTATAAAAATGGCAGATTACACTCCGATAACCTTTACAGCCCCGAAAGCCTATATTCGGCTCGGGAATGCTGTTGCTGGGTATGTACGTGGGTTGACCTTTCAAGAGAATATAACTCGTGGAAATGTGCAGGGTTTAGGGAACATGAACAAACAGGAAGTTCCCGCCCTGTCAATTGATTGTACGTTTACGGTTGATCAATTCTTTATTGATTTTGATCGGCCTGAATTGAAAGAAATGGTGAACCGTTACGGAAGCGTTACTCAAGTTCTGAACACGCTTACAATGGGTGAATTCCCGTTCTCGATATTCATCTTCGCTAAAACTATCGTAGCAAGCGACCCGACGAATAAACTGATTACGGAAGTTGACAATACCGGGAAGACGATTGCCAATCTGAACCCTTGCTATGTAAACAATCAATCGTTTACGCTGCAAGAAAACCAGATTTCAGGCTTTAATATTTCTGGTGTTTATCTGAACCCGATTACAACTAAATCGTAATAAAAGACAATTATGGAAACTGCATGGCAATTTGAAATTAAAGGGAAGACGTATAATATGGCCTTTCCGAACGTTGGTCAGTATTATCAGATAGAAGCTATGAAACAGGCTCTCGGCAGGGGATTTTATAATTCCCTGTCGCAAGCCGTTACCGTATCTGCTGCTTCTGCCTGTGATATGATCGATATTGAAGCGACGCTCACAATCTTGTGTCCGGAATTCATTAAAGATTTGATGGTGAAGAATTTTAGCGAGTTGGGCCTCGAGGATTTTACTATGATCCGCAAGGCTTACGTTGATCAAGTAACCCCAAAGCTCAATGAGTTCACCAAAATCCTAATTCCACAAAAAGAGGAACCTAAAGAGAAGGAACAAGAAAAAAAGTAGGCAAATATGACCAGCGAAGAGAGACGGAATTTCCTTATTCGTTGGAATAATAATTTCCCGGTGGACAGGTGGTGGAGGGTTAAACACAATATCCCTTTTATGTCATCAGCTCACCGGGAAATTAATTTCTTGGATCAGCTTTTGGAGTTTGAGGAAGACCAGCTATTTGATGAAATGCTGGCAGCGCAAAAGGAAGAAAACAAGTACGTTCCAAATATAGGAGAATTCCTAAAACAGAAATCACCCGAAGAAATGACTCCCGAAGAACGTCAAGAGGCGTGGATTAGGGAAGCACGGGAAGAATTGGCTAACTTACCAAGCGATATATAAAGAGAATGGCAGGAGAAGATAAGAGAATAAGGGTAACGGCCGACACAACGCAGTTAAATCAACTACGTCAGTCCGCTGTCTCTTTAATGCGAGAACTCGTCAACATAGGGCGGGAGTTCACCGGGATCACTTCTGGAAATATTGAACAACTCCAAAAGGAGATTGATTTATTGGAGCAGCGGAATCGGTTGATGCAGGCACCCACTTCTCCTCAGATTGGTGGGGCTCCTTTGGCCGTCCCTACTGGATCAGGTGGAGATATTCCTGGAAATAGTAATGCGATAGCTCAGATATTGAAAGATATCTTGGATGTTGTTCGGGATATGGGTACAAAACAGCCAGATGATGATTCAAAATATTCTCCTACTGGACGTCAGGTTCGTGGTGGGGGGACTGGTTCTGTTGTTGCTGGTATGGCTGCCAGTATGGGTTCTTCTTCTAATATTTATGAGCTCGCTGCTCAAATGGGGGCTATGGTGTTAGGGGCAATGGGTAATACAATCGGGAAAGTTATGTCGGCTGCTGGTGGTGCAGTTGCACGTTCAGGAAATCCGATTGCGATTGGTGCTGGTGCTGTATTAGGTGGTGCAGGAGCTTTATTTGAAGGTCTTTCTGATCCGGTTGCTGCTGCTGTTGGTGCATTGGCTGGTAAATCTATTAGTCTTGCAGAACAGCATGAGAAGAGTGCTATTGGTATATCTCAGGTCCTGGGGGGTGGAATAGGAAGAGGAATGGGTCGTTCTTGGGGTAATTCTGGTTTATATGCCAGATTAGGAATGAATGTCCAAGAGGGGGCTCAAGCCGAGGCTCAGATTTTATCTGGTGGTCGTGGAGCGATTAGTGATTCTGGAAGGTTATTGCAAATCAGCCGTTCTTATGGAATTGATCCGGGTGCAGTAAATAATTTACAGCAGGTGTCTTCTTATGGACAGGGTACAAATACGGTTTCTCTTTTACAGGAGATTTATGGAACTCTTCGTAAGAGTGGCGCAACTGAAGCAGAAATTCGTACCCAGATGTCAGAATATATGAATTTATATTCACAGACTTCAGAGAAACTTTTAGAGCAAACTGGACAGATAGATGGGTATGGTTTGATGGATATGTTTACGTCTCTTAAGACCGCTACTGGTATGGACGTAAAACAATTGAACCGGGTGTTTGAGAGTTTGGTTGGTGCGAATGGTGATAACAATGATCAGATAAAATATATGAGGATGCAGGTTGCCCGTGAAGTTATGCCGGGTGGCGAAAATGCAACTCCTTTTGAAGTGATGGGTTGGATTCAACAAAATCTTTCGAATCCAGGTTTCCAGAAAGCATTTTTAGAATATATGCAGAGAGTAACTGGTGGTCCTGGAACTACTGGATATCAGGCTGCTTTACATAATATGGGAATCGGATATGGAGATATGTTTGATTTTTCCCAGACTGGTAGGGGGGTTCAAGAAATACCTGCTGATCAAATATGGGATATAAAATCAAGAGCTGAAGAAATACCTATTCAGAATCTTGCGGGTAGTGTAACGGCTTCTTCTATTGCATTTAGCAATACCTTTACCAGTTGGGGAGAAAAATTAGTTCCTGTCCTTGATTCTGTTATTGATAACTTTACTAAATTTGTAAAGCAATTATGGGATATTGATTTGACTGGTGGTGGTAGTGGTGAGAAATATGAACGACCTTCTGCTACTGATATCCAAGAAACGGCTGCTAAAATTGATGCTTTGACTGAATCAATACAAGAAGCAAATAAATTGACTCGAGCTCAATTAGCTACTAAATATTCTATCAGTGCATCAGATCGGCATAATTATCTTAATCAGGTGATTAAGACCTTAACAACAAAGGATGAATAATGTTACAGAATTATCTATATAGAGGAGCGGATAATATTCCTGTTTCTGAATTTGTTAAAGAAAAATTCCCTGAGCAAAAAGAGGGGAAAGAACAAATGACGGATAAGGATTTTTTGAATTTGAAGCCCATACCAGAAGATAAGTCGGATAAGACTTACCGTGATCTCCCAGAAACAACTAATTTTGAAAATATAGTATCTCAATATACTGAAGAAGAAAAGAAGAAATATGAAGCTGAAATAAAGGCTGAAAATCCACCTTACATTAAGCCCGGGACAAATTTGTTATTAGACACAGATTATATGTTTGTGGATATTCAAGATTTGTTTGGGGATCATTCTTTTTTAAAACAGTACGATTATAGTGCTTTTTGGAATAAGAATCATGAGGCTCTTTTGATGGATAAGTTTTATAAGAGCTGGAGACCATTTAAGGATCGTGATGAGAAAGGTGCTTTTATTGGAGAGAAGAGTAAATATGTGCCTTTTGATTGCAGCCTTATTCCGTTAAATGCCAAAGTTTGGATTTATATTCGTGCTTTGGATAAGGTGTTTAATATTACACCATTTTTGGAGTTTGCCTCTACGAATAAAAATGCAGGTGTTGGGGCTTTTAGTATAAATGTTTCTCCGATGCAGTTGTATGAAGCCGATGAAAATAATGTTATAAATTTTTTCGGTGCTATTGGTATTGGCGGGGATAATATTTATATAGAGAATCCTATTATGTATCTTGGGAAATATATGATGGATTTCTTTGAAAATTATGTGCAGCCAAATGATTTAATTTTTATTCGTTTTGAGGAATTGGGGATGTCCGGAACGGATGGAAAAGAAATTTCTGATGCAGCAGAAAAGACTCAATACAAACAGGGGTATTTGAATGGTTATTTTGAAATCCCAAAAAGTAAGCTATCGACTCAGAATGGGGGTACTATTTGGGATATGATTGGGTTAATTGATTCTTGTAGTATAACTCAAAGAAACACTTCTGTAGATAAAACTGTTAGTATTGTCGGAAGGGATTTCACCAAACTTTTGATGGATGATGCCTCTTATTTTATTCCATTGCAATATGTACAGGGGGATCAGGATCATTGGTTATTTGGTGGCAGTACCGGGGATGGGGTTGTTCGTAGAAATGTAATTTCAGGCGATTTTTCTGAATATTGGTTGTCATACGGATTTAGGAAGATTTTAGAGATTTCATCATTTATTATAAATCAATTATCAAATATTGGTATTGTTCCCGATGATCTTTTTTCTTCATTTGGGGATCGTCGTACTAAGAAATATGAGTTAATCGGCAATAGTCGTCTCAAGGAATCTGATGATGTTGTTAAAGGTGTTTGGCAGATAGTAAATCTTAATGTGGATGAACAATTGGATGAACGTGTTTTGGTGGATGGGTCACTATCTAATTCTCAGGGCACGTTGATTGAGATGCTGAATCGTATTTGTCAAGACCCATTCGTAGAGATATTTGGGGATACTTATACGGATCAATTTGATTTGATTATACGGCAACCACCATTCACGAGAACCGATGTTTATAATGTTATAGATAAAGAGTTATTTATTAATGTTTCTGCTGGTGATGTTTATGAAACTTCTTTAGAGTTTGATGATAGGGCATATTGTATGTACCAACTCCAGGCTCAGAATGCTTTGTTAGGGAATGAGCAGTTTATTTCTATGGTGTATGCTCCAATCGTTTATTTCCCTAAATATGCAGATAGGTTTGGGACAAAAAGGATGCTTATTCCGGATATTTATCTTTCTTGTGATGCAACTCGTTCTGTCCCTAAAGATCGGAATGAAGATGCGTTTCGTAAAGCCTATGTAAACGACTTGTTATTCGCAATAGAGACGACTGTGCATTTACCATTTACTCGTAGAGGTACAATTACGATGAATGGAGATAGAAGGATTAAATATGGGTCATATATTTTATTTGAACCAACTGGAGAATTATTTTATGTTAATGGGGTATCTCATAGTATATCTCTTGGGGAGCAGTTAGATAGAACAACGACTCTTCAAGTGGAGAGGGGGATGTTTATTGATATATTGAAGCAAAATAGGGATTTTGAGATTAAAGATTACGATAGAAATACAGAAATTTATACTGTTGAAGGGGGAGAATTAACGTTACAAAAACCGCCAGTCAATTATAATTATTTTAGTATAGCGAATATTGACCAGATGAAGATTCATATGATGAAATCTGAGAATCTTAAAGGTAAATCTGGATATACTGGTTTGCCGAATTATGGTATGAATGACGAGGTGTTTGATTGGTTTATAAATAGAAAACATATGTCTTATGCGTGGAGTCAGCGAGAAAAGGCAACTAAATAGACCGGATACTGTTGGATTTGGTAATATTCTTATCCCTACTGGTGTAGATAGGGATAAGTTTGTTGCTACCTGTATTCGTAAGAAACGGGTGAGTGTTTTGGATGATCGTGGGGCCGTTGTATATCATCAGTGTTATATAACGAACGAGGCAATTCAGAATGTCTTTTTCCCGGAGAATGTAGGAGAATTAGGCTCTAAAGTTATCTTCACTACAAATATGTACCGCCAGAAGCCGTTCGTCATAGGAACTCTTGATGCGGACGATTACTCTGAGGATAATGGCGAGGGGGAAAAGTTCTTTAGCAGTTATGATAAGGATGGCGGGTTTTTTGTTGGTGGTAGTCCGAAGAAAGGTACGTTATTCTTTAGGCTATTTTCAAAGACCATATCAAAGATTTTTATAAAGAGTTCGGGGAACGAGAAAGCCGAAGTGAATGTAGAGTCTGAGGGGAACGTTAATGTGGCTGCAAATAAGGTGATAAATCTTAATTCCTTTGAGAATTTGCAGATTAATGTTAAGGACGTAAATTCTGATGATGTTGCTACGATTGACGTGAAATCTGGAACGGTTACAATTACTGCCAAACAGACGGTCATAACGAATGCCACACCACAATCGGCAATACCGAATCTTTCTGGAAATTTGAATTGCATTACGAATTGTCCGTTTAACGGGCTTTCACATGGAGTAAATAAGAACATAAAAAAGGGATAATTAATGGCTTCACAATTAGAACAGGATGTAGAGCATCTTAAAGAGACGATTAAGAGTTTATCCAAACCACCTATAAATCTTCGGGCACAGATTGAAGCTATGTTGATGTCTCAACGTGAGATAGCTGAGGAATATACTTATGTGACGAGTGGATATAAGGAACAAGATGAGGCTTCTGGTGGGAATGATGGGCGTAAGACTGCACATTTGATTGTCTATGGCACACCACCGGATTTTGAGAGTTTGGATGATATTGATCCAGATGATAAAACGGTGTATGATAATGCGATGAAATTGGATTCTGCTTTGGGGAATCTGCTTGAAGATATGAAGGAACAATTTTTGCAGGCGTTGGACGTGTTGTCTGCTCAGGCGGGAGCACTTGTTCAGAACGTTGCAGAATTAGGGACAGAAGCAGGTATGGCAGCAGCAGCAGTTTCGGGGTATTTAGGGACTGTTCCTCCAAATGCTGGGGGTGCTGCATTTGCAATGTTTAATTTTAATGCGAAGATTTTGACTCTCGCTACGTCGTTATCTCCATTAATGATGGCAATATCTCCACTTGGATTTTTGCAGTTTTTTGTAGTATCTTCTTCTATATCTGCTGCGGAAGCTGCGATTGATAGTGTAGTAGTGATGATAGATACAAATTTGCAGGCTATTTCTAATATCAGTGTTCCGATGCCGTAATGGTCAAATTGAAAATAAAAACCCGGTTAGGGTTGGCCTTTCATAAAATTTTGACTATATTTATAAGAAAGTTAGGAACATGAGCATTCAAGTATCAACAAATAGATATCAGAGGTTGTTAGGCCAACTCGGAAGGGCTGGCCTATCTGCCTTATATCCAAATGATTTTGAGGCTTATATTATAGGGTTGGAATTGACCACATGGGATGGTAAAACGATTGATTATTTGGCCTTCCCGGTTATGCCTAATTCTATCCAACAAACGGAACCGAAACGCACCACGATCAAACAGACTGGGAATGGTGTTACGGCTCTTACGATTGGTACGTTTACCCCCAAAGAAATTACGATAAGGGGGAATTTCGGCCGAAATTTTAAGATTTTAGCTGGCCGGGCCTTTTCTGGATTCAGTAAGCCGACTTATTCCATCCAGAGTGGAAAACGTACCATAGAATCTCTTCATGATACAAATACAACGGCCAAATTTAACCCCTTTGATTTTGGGATTAAAACTGGTTACGGGGTGACCAAGATGTTGCAGGCAATGATCGATAAAAGTAACGGTCTGGATAGCAACGGGAAGCCGTTTATGTTGTATTTTTATAATATGGCTCTTGGTGAAAATTATCTGGTTAAGATACCACCTAACGGATTCAATCTTAATCAGTCAATGAGCTCTAATATGATTTGGGAGTATTCGTTGACGATGGTTGCAGTTGCCCCGCTGAATTATGTTCTTGGGAATGCAAAATTGAACCAGAATAGATTGACGTTGGCTGCTACCAGTATAGTTCAAACCGGGGTCCAACAAGTTGTTTCAGATATCTTTTCAAACATACTTTAAATGAGTGTTATAACAGATAAATTTTATGAAGTGACAGGGTACGACATAGAGTCGTACTTTAATCGTTTTATAGAGTTTATAAATACTCAGTATCCTAAACTGGTGAATTATTACGAGGGTGGTACTTTGGATGCAGCATCGTTTGATGAGCTCACTTACCTCTTAAAAGAATCCAATAAGATAGAAGGTATTTTTGAAATGTTTAGTGATAACCTGCTGACTTTGGATATGTGGCAGGTTCTGGACACATTTGAGGACGCATTTGAAAAATTGAATACGGCTTCTAATTTGTCCCGGTGGTTAAAGAGCTCACGTGTTTCTATATATTCATCCGAGGTGGTTGTTTCCCAGATGTTGAGGACAGGTGAGAATTTTGAGATGGCTGCATCTAATTATGATAAGCCTGACCCCCAGAATGACTGGGTGGATATTACGGTGAATAACACCATAGCAGAGGATGAATATGATTTGGATGGTGGCACACGTTACAAGATGAATTTCCAGAACAGCGGAACTCATGGTGTAGATAACGTGATCGATAGTCTTGATAATCAGCTTATTCTTGGTAAAGATATTGCAAAGGAATGGGTGATTGAAAAAGATGCTGATGGGGTGTGGGATTTGCGTACAGTAAAATTCCAAGAAGCATGCAAACAAGCGTTCGGAATATTGACCAGCACGATGCAGGGGGATATTCCAGAGTTCGTGGATTTGGGTATCGCTAAAGAGTTGATAGGGTCAAGTCAGGCGATGATAGAATATCCAATCTTATTCAAGAACCTTTCTAATTTGTTTGCTACTGATAGCCGTTGGAAGGATTTGCGGTTGATGGAAATGAGTATAGTGGAAGACAGTCTGTTTATTGAGGTGCAGGCGACCACGATTTTAGGAGAAAAGTATACAACGAATATTCCGTTATCTAATTCAAAATGATTACAAAGTTAAATAATACGATATCAAATCTTAAGAGTCTGTTCATAGAAACGTTTTTGAACAAGACGAGTAAGGTGTCGGATGTGAGCGACGGTTCTATTACGAATGCAACGGCTCACGGTGCTGCGAAGTTGGCACAGAAGACAATCAAAGATGTGGCGATCGTAGAGGCCCAAATTTTTCCAGATACTGCCTCTGGCGAATACTTGGACCGTGCTGCACAGTTATTCGGTGTATCTCCCCGAAAAGGGGCTTTACAGTCTTCTACATATGTGAGGGTTCGTGCAGAGGGTGCAGCAACATATTCGGCCGTTGACGGTTCCTATTTTGTGAACATGAACGGGATTCGTTTTAACATTTTGGGAGATGGGGTTGTGCTGTCTATTCCGGCTGGTGGTGGCTATGGATATATCCCCGTTGTAAGTGATATGACCGGGTCTATTACCAATGTTGCAGCAAATACGATCTTGACAATGTCAAATCCTCCGTTGAATCATGTGGAATGCACCAATGAATATCAGGCGATAGGTGGTCGGGATGAAGAAGATGACGAAATGTTCCGTCGCCGGATCAAGAATAATAACAACGTTTTGAGTGCAACAACGGCTCAGAAACTGTTGCAAACCATGCAAGAGTTCAACCCAAATATCTTAAAGATATTGAACACGGGGTTAAATGAAGAAGATTCTATCCATATTCTGGTGGCGACTCAAAATGGTGCATTACTTACTCCAGATGAGTTGAAAACTTTGATGAACCAGATATCCCCTTATTTGTCTCTGGCAGATTTGGACTTGTATGGTAATTCCATCGGTGTGGATTTAGCGAATTTTGGATGGTATTTCGTGGGAAGCGGTGCGAATATTGATGATGGTACTGGTGTGGATTTCCGGGTTAGTTTAGACTCTACTTTGGATTCTGAAGATATTCGTCAACGTATCCAGATTTCTATGACGAAATATTTGGATTTCCGTAACTGGGAACCGGGAGATAAAATCAAATGGGATGACCTGCTGCGTATTGTTAAGAATACTTCTGGAGTGATAGAGTGCCCAAATACTTCGTTTTACCCAAATACGGATGAAACTCCGAACCCCTACCAGTTACCGAGGATAGGGAAATTCATTATGAGAGATTTAGGTGGAAGAATTATGTATACGGATCAATTGACTCCGGTATTTTACAGCAATTAAAAATTAAAGATAAGATGATTAAATTACCTTTAGATCAAAATGGTTATCCGGTGCTAATTTTAGGGATCGGAGAATGTCAAGATAGTACCGGGGGGAAGATAACTCCAGTAGGAGATGTAATGCGTTTGGCAGCTAATGCAGCCTCACGAATTTGGTACTATCCCTCTACAGAGGTAAAGGTTGGCCCGGGAATGTTGTTACCCGGAGGAGCGATTGAATATTTCGCTATTACAACTGGATGGACGCTTGAAATTGAAGGAGACGTAAATGTAATGACTCTGTAGGGATGAAGCAGATGATTTTCATAAACTGCATGATCTCTGGATTTGTGTCTATTTTCGCCCCTATCCAATATCTCTGGCTGTGGATGGTTGCTTTTACGATGCTGGATTTTTTGACTGGGTGCTGGGCTGATCTTCGTAGAGAACACAAGAAAGGGAACAAGTGGTATTTTCAGAGCGATAAAGGATGGTGGACGATCATAAAAGTTACGTTTGAGATTGTTGCCGTTTCTGGTGTATGGATTTTAGAGAATCGCCTGATTGGAAATCATGAACCGTATTTTACAAAATTTGTAACGGTGTTTATTTGCGGAATTGAGTTTTGGTCATTTCTGGAAAATGCTGGGGATTTGTCAGAGGCTGCTATATTTAAGAAGATAAAGAAATTTACGATAAGTAAAGTTTCTCAGGAGATAGGGTGTGAAGAGGAAGATATAAAAGAGTTGTTGAACGACGAAAATAAAGAGAAAGATGCCTAAACGGGTTCCAGTACATACAGTCTATAATAAGACCGTTTTTTCTCGGTTCTTTGCTTCGGATAGTCCTGAGGTGATGAAGTGGGCGAATAACGTGTTGGAGAAAGTAAAGTCCAGCGGGATTTTACCTATTTATGTAGACAAGAATACTGATGATTATTCGGAGTTTTGGGGGGCGTTGTGTGAGTTCTTTGCCTATATTGTGATATATGCTAGGCAGTATAAACATGTCCCAACACAGCCGATATTATTCAGGGAATTCCTGGATCAGCGTGGATTGGTGACTACTGGTGTGAATACTAATGGACACCGACAAGAATTGTTTAAGAATTTTATGGATGAGTTTGCCAAACGAGGCACTCTCCAGATATTCTACCGAGCCCCGTTTTATGTGTATCAGGGCGAGTATGCTACTGCTCCAGCAAACCCTCATGATAAATACGCCTATTGGAATACCGAAGAGGAACAGGGGTATATGTATAATGAGGAAACCGGGGAATGGGAACCGATCACATTAAATGACGGAGAGTTTTTACGGTTGATAGGTTGTCAAGATAACGAGGAATTTATTGCAGCCCTTTTGAATCCATCTAATACAGGATGGTGTATAGGTTGGAGTTCCCCTACATGGGATACGACCCAGACGATTTTGAATGTCAATAAGGATTATGAAAATACGATTGACGTTGAAGATATAGAGAAATATCCTGTTACGAGTGGCGTTGTAAAATCAGCCCCGTTTGGTGTTAATATGTTGGAATTTTCTGGTTCAGGCGATGTCGGTATACAATATGACGGTAAGACCGATAAGATGCAATTATGGGCCTTTGAATTGGATTATGAAATTTCGTTCCGGTTTATGCCTATGGAATCTCAGGTTACGTTGGATTTTGGGGTGGATGCTTATCATTTGGGGGTTGATGGAAATAATATTCCGCAGTTTATAAAGATAACGAATGGCTTGCTGAGTGCAAAAGACGGTTCCTGGTTGGATTCATTTTCTGGTGGATTCCAAACGTTTAATGTAACACCTCAGGAAGAGTATTGGTTTAGGGGGGTGATGAAGAATACTTCTGCTTCTATAGATGATGAGGCATGTTTGAATTTTCCAAATAGTACACCATTGATTGCATTTCCGGTGATGACGAATTTTTGTCCACGGATATTGCAGAGAAGGACTTCCAGCTCTCAACCGTTTTATGTTTATGATTTAAAAATAAAGCCGAGATTATTACCGTTTACACAAGGATATTTCGGTAAGAAGAATATTATATTGGTATACGGGCCAAATAATTCTAAGTTATCTACTTTAGAGGTGGAAAATTTTACTAAAGATAATTTATTTAGTTATCGTAATTTGTTAGTATTTAATAAGTTGGGTAGTAACAATTACTTGAATATTTTACCCTTCTCGATAGAACTGAATACCGCTGGTGACGCGCAAGAGTTACAGATCGTGAGCAATACTGAATGGAAAATTACATAAAGTCGTAAGATATGTCAAAATTGAATATTTACAGAAATACATTTTTGGAAAAAGAGGAATTGAATAATTTCCAAAATTTTTTGAGTCGAACGGTTGCTCTCAGTGTTATATCCGAGGCTTCTATTTCGTTTGGTATTGTGCCCCCTGGAAATGGATCATACGATAATTTTACGATTACGGTGTCTGATCCGAGTGGAGTCATTTATGTAGTTGGTGGATTAATCTTTGATTCTAATCATAGATTGGTTGACGTACCTAATCAGGAGATGAATTGCCCGATAGGGACAACATGGTTGGAAGTGGGATACCAGCAAAGGAATTATGAGGACGGATATGTTAAAATCGGTTCAGATGGTTCTATGACTGTTATGGCTGGTGGTAATATAGATTTTACGACCATCCTACGTGGACAGGCAGCGAATACTCCGGTTGCAGTACGATTCTTTAAGGGGTACGATAGTGCAGGTAAAGAAATTGCTGCAAATAACTCTGGAATTTACGAGGTACGGACGGTAACGAACGCAACTATGGCTTCTATCGTTTCGTCTACTGTTCCTCCTGTAAATGAGGAAAATCTCCGGATGATCGTGCTCGGTACAATACCGATGAATTACGATTTCTCGGATGACCAGAAAAAGGGGCTTTATTCTTACGATAGTTATGTGTACAAATTTGTACCCGAGGTTATTGATGGTCAGCAGCCAAATCATCAGATAGATGGTGGAATTTTTATTAATCGGATTATTGCTACTGGAACAACCGTTGCTCTGAATGACAAAAGATCTGATTATTGGGGGTTAGGTGCGATGAGTGGTGCTGCTGGTGGTGATTTAGATGGTTCCTATCCGAATCCAACTATAAGAAAAGGTTCAGTGACCGCCGATAAAATTGCTCCTAATGCGGTTCTTTCTGCAAATATAGCAGATGGGGCTGTTTTGGGTTCTAAGATCGTGAGGAATGCGATTTCTACTGACCATTTACAGAATAAGAGTGTTACTCAAGCAAAACTCGCTGACCTTTCGGTAGGTGTAGCACAGTTACAGAATAATTCTGTTATTACGGACAAAATTGCAGATAATGCAGTTACGACGGCTAAAATATATCCTAAAAGTATTACAAAGGATAAGCTCGCTGACGGCATATTCCAGGAGAATATGTTTGATTATATATTCCAGGGCCAGAATAAAACGGTTGCCGGGTGGCAAAATGATTTTCAGCAGGCAAAGAATATCCTTGTGAAGAAGGGAACGTGGGATTTCGAGGCCGATACGAACCTGTTATTTTCTTCGGATGTTTTGATTTTCTTTGAGGTGGGTGCCCAATTTATTTGTACACTTACTGCGGACAATACGGCATTCATGAATTTCACAGGGATCACCTCTACGATAATAAATGGCAACATTGCTGTCGCAAATACAGGCGGTGGAACGAATACTGCTGTACAGGGGTTGAAAGCCGGGTTCAATATGTATGTGGCAAATAATGGCTCTGGATCGTTGGTAGGGTACCGGAAATGTAGCAACCTTTACAGCTGCCAGATGAAAGTCTCCTCTAATGGTGGTAATGCGTATTGTTTCTATGAATGTAATAATCTTTACAACTGTTTAGCAGATGCAGGAACTTCTTTGGCGACTGGGTTCTATGGAGTAAATGCGAATGGGACAGGTATGTATCTGTCAGGGTGTTCTTATATTGGGTCATCTATTGCTTTTAATGGGTGTACGCAGATGAATCTCTGTGATGGTGGTGCAGGTACAATTTCTGGATGCAAAGGGGTGATGTCGTGTAAAGCGACTAACTTTACAGCAAGTTATCCGGGTATTAATTCTACGACGAATGCCTGTGAGGATACGGCTAATGGTGGGTATAACTGGAAATATGGCACGACACCACCTGTTCCACCACTTACAGCTATTACGATTTATTTGCATATGGAATATAATTATCCAGAACCCCCCTTTGTGTTTCCAACTCAATTTTGGGTTATTTCCAGTGAATCCCCGGATTCACATATAAATTTAGGAGGGGGGCAGGCACATTTTGAATATACATATCATTTTGATTCAACTGCCGATTCATTTGATCATACATTTTCTATTTATGGAACTAATACAAAATCAGATATTATGGAATATGGGGGGAGTACAGATATAACTGGAGGGAATGAGGCTCATATAGTTAGTGCAGGTTGTTATGTTGGTGGAAATCAAGTTTCGGAATATAATGGTTGGAAAATTACTATAATTGCATCTTAATTATGGCATTTAGAAAAATATTAGGTTATAAGGCGTATAGTCGGATGGGAGCAGGAACACCATCTGTTCCACCCTATACTCCTGTGAAATGGGTTAAGGGAACAGGGTCTGCAATAGATACCGGGATAAAACCGACAATCAATACAGAAGTATATTTTGAGTTATTTATTCCATCAAGAAATTCTGGAAAATATATGAGCTATGAATTTGGTAGTGAGAACCCAAATTATAGCCCCAGCGAAATTAGATCTTTTTCATTTCAGTATTTTACTGAAGCGAATTCCACCGGGTTTATTGATACAGATTTTATTTATTATTATGGTAATAAGGGTAAAGTTGGGGTTAGTAAGCCGAATGGTGGTCAAATCAATACATTTAAATTCAATAAAGATGGTTTTTGGTTGAATGGTAATTTTATTGTTGCTCCGGAACCAATACCCGTTGAGGACCCTGTTCCAGAAAATTTGAATATTTATTTAATGGGTTGTAATGGGTCGAAAATAAATTACACGGATGGGTATTATGGATGGGTATCAGCATACATAAAGGACGAAGACGTTTTGTTAAGGGATTTTAAGGCTGCTAAAGATAACGACGGAAAATACTGCTTTTACGATCTTGTCTCTAAACAGTTCTTTTATCCAATTTCAGGTAATTTAACGGGTGAGGATTTACCCTAAAAATATAGAGTTTTATGGCGAAAGCGGATTGGTGTTTAGTTAGTCCCACAACGGGAACGGAAGATACTGTTGTTGCTGTTTCTGGTCGGGAAACTCACACAGGAAGAGTCACTCGTGCCACTCAATTAACGATTAACACTACATATGGAACCCCGTCAATTCAAAAGATTGTAGGGGTTACGCAGGATTTTACTCCGGTGTTTATAAAGACTTCAAATCTTACGATCGGAGCGACTGGTGGTACGTTGTTTGTAACGGGGACCTCTAATTCCACTCGGTTGACTTTTTCAACGAGTGGAATTGTGGCTCCGGTTCAGTATTATGTGAATAGTAGTACGGCGACTTCTGGTGTAGATATACCGGGTGACCCCGGTGCTACTGCACAATATACATGGAGAGCACAGGTAGCAATACCAGTGAATAACACAATTTATGAACGAGAATTTAGTGTGACGATTGTAGCATTTGGGGTGACTAATCCAGCTGTTTGTATTATAACGCAGGAAGCTGGAGCACCTACTTTGGTAGCTGATCCGGATAGTATTCAGTTGCCGACGAACGGTGGTACACGTTCTTTCCAGATAACTTCTAACACAACTTGGAAAATTTCTTAATATGGCGAAGCCAGTTTGGGTAACATTAAATAAGAATTTAGGAGCCTACAATGAGCAGGTAGATGTTTCGGTAATTACTTATACCGGGCGTGTGAATCGTGGTGGTGCGTTGGATATCGTAACTGTTGACGGTTCCCCGGTGGCTTCTGAGGTTGTAGATTTGGCACAGGATTCTCCTGGCCTTCTTTTGATCCCCTATACACAATCTTTAGAGGTTGGCTGGAATGGCGGTTCGTTTGCAAATGTTATGGAATGGGCGACGAATTCTCCTTCTGTGATTGGTGGGACTCCAACGGCTGGTTCTACATGGGAATTTGTTTACAATGGTTCTATTTATCCGGTTGCAACTGGTATTGTATTCCCCGGCGATCCGGGGCTTGTTGGATTAGTTACAGGGAAATTTAATGTTACGATACCTGCGAGTAATTTATTAGCGGATAGGATTATTTCTATGCCGATGTCTACGACTTTTAGATCAGGAAATTTGACAAGGACTTTTTATGTAAAACAAACCCGGCGTCCAGCATATTTGGTTCTGGAGCCTGCATCACTTTCTTCTGAAGCGAATACAACACATACCAGTTCATTCACTATAAAATGCAATGATGATTTAGTGTGGAGTCAAGTAAATTCTTTGCCAGCGTGGATGACGTTAGCAAAGAGTTCTGGGACAGGTGGTACGTCTAATAGTGTTACTGTACAGCAAAACGATTATCTTGCAGCACGTTCTTATGTCCTGTTGTTTAAACAGACAGGCGGTGACGAGGTTCAAAAAAGTTTCCCCGTAACACAGCAGGGCCGTCCATTTTATATGAATTTTACACCTGCTTCTCTTGAGTTGGAATTCGATGATTTAACAGAGCAGAGGGTTACAGTTGATACAAATCCAGATAATTCTTGGGCTGCTACAACTTCTACGAGTTGGATTAGTATCACAAGCCCTCCGAATGCTACGACCGGGAACGGGAATTTCAGATTTAAGGTTAATCAATCAAACCCATCGAAGAGCCCGAGGACTGGTACGATAGTGTGTGGCAATGGGACGAACAGTAAGTCATTTACGGTTACTCAGAAAAAATTACCTGCATTCGTTATTTTGGACCCCACGAGTGTAAATGTTCCAGCGACTGGTCAAACGGTAAATATTCATGTGGACTGTGCCCCTGGAATTGAGTGGACTGCTGTGTTTAATAAGGGAACGTTGAACACAGCACAGATTACGCAAAGTTCTGGAGTTGGTCCGGGATATGTGACGATTATTGTCGGTAATAGTGAACAAGAGACAGCCGGATCAGGGTCTGTAACGGTTACTCAGCTTACTGAATCGGCTACTGCAACTATTACTCAGAATGCAGGTGTAAAAGTGTATAGCGATATTACGATTACCGCTTATAATTACCCAACGGCGACAGCAGCCGGAGGAACCATCTCACCTAATTATGGATATAGCCAGACGTGGACTTGGAATGGTGTTGCTGGGACTGGTGGTGCTATTACGACCGGGGCCTCTTTATCGTTTTCTGGTGGTAGAATAAATACGTCTAATGGAAATGCTTCGGTAACTTCCAAGGGAACGAGTATTTCTAATCAGACTACGTTTACGACGGGAACTATGACCGTGAGTATGAATGGAAAGTCGGCTTCGGCTTCTGCTGCTGTTCCTCAGGCTGGTAATTATGTGGTTGGATTGTCTCTTTCTGGGGGTGCTATTAGTTATGCGAATATTTCTGCTGGAGCAACAAGTGCATCACCTACCATTACAGGAAGTACGAGAAATTTTACTTTTTCGAGTGGGTCTACTACAACTGTTACTCCTTCTGCTACATATGGAACTGACTCTCCTGATCCAGAAAACTGGATATTAGGTTCTGTTCAAAATGGGTTTACAGCAGTTAATTCTACGACTGGAGTATTAACAGCCACTCATCGAGGAACAACCATTGGTCCTGCGAGAACTTCTGGTGTTGTTACCAGAAAAATAACCGTTAGATGGATTCCTACTACTGCTTATAATAGTGCTGGAACTATTGTTGCTACTGCGTCTATGACCGCTACCTGCACTCAGGACGAGAATGCCAGGAACCTCAGTTCGATTAGAATTGCCGCTTATGCTGCTGATGCTACCTGGGTCCAACCTGCGGACTGGGGGGCGGTCCCTGCCGGAGGAGGCTATATTAATTTTAGAAGATATACAACTTATTTATATACTTCCGGTTCAACCATTGAAGAAAAGAACGGTGCTGATGGGGATAGGTCAGGAATGGTTCTTTATGAAGGCGGTGGATGGATGGAAGCCTGGGGAAATGGCGGGTATCACGTATTGTCTCGAGGAATAACTGTTGGTGTGAGAAGACGCGGAACGATCTATTGGACCTATGACGGACTTACTTCTAACTATTTATCATTATATCAAAATGAGAATTTAATCACTAAATTAGAAGCCGGGGTAAATGATACCTCACTAGCTACGGTTCATTTTTACTATACAGGAAATCCAATAGCAGCCTCTGGTGGAACAGCTACTGCAAATGGCAATGGTAAAGCTACAGCTACTTTTTCCAGTGGTGGCATAGCAGGTTCTCAATCTACCAATTCATGGGGAGGTACTCTTAGTTTCTCAAGAACTTTTACTATGGCTACTGGTAATGGGTTTTCTATAAATACCAGTAGTGGGAATGTTACTGCTGGTAGTAGGGGAGCTACAATAGGAGGAGTTATTACTTCACCAGTTATTACTTCTACTCTTACTGCTACTTTTGTTTACCCATCATCAATGAGTAAACCATCAGTAACCTCTACTTTAAATGGTACTCAAGAGGTCTATCAGGCACAAAACAGATTACTCAATGGTGATCTAAATGGTTCAAACAGTGATTTTAAAGCTACATGTACTTTACTAGCTAACCAACTTACTGCGGCTGGTGGATCAGCTACTTTTGGTGGTAGTGCAAGTCATACCCATACATACTATACTCAATATGATTCTGGTACTTATGGGCCATATACTAAAACTGTAACGGATAGTATTAGCTTATCCATGGTTGGTAATGGGAACAGTAGGTTTAGCTTTGCTAACTCAGTAGCTACCCATTCCAGTATGACTACTAATGTTACGACGGATACGGTAACTATTAGATGTACAAACTCTGCTAACTCTGGTACTTATCATGATGCTTCAGCAAGTGTATCTAATTCTGTTGGGGCTTGGGTTGATACTGGTATTACTGCTTATGGAACTCCGAGTATATCTATTGGATCAGGGTTAACCGCTGCGGGTGGTTCTGCAACTGTATCTCATAGCGTATCT